TACGGAGTGCTCATGGTACTCAAAAAGAACACATGGATATTGCTAACGCTTGTAAGCAAATCTTTGTCGAACAATTCCCAATTTGTGCTGAAGCTTTGGAGTGGAACTAATGCCAACATATCCTGTTATTAATAAAGAAACTGGAGAAAAACAAGAACTCTACATGACAATGGCAGAGTACGATCAGTGGAGAAAAGATAATCCTGAATGGGATAAAGACTGGCAAGCTGGAATCGGAGGGTTCGGTGAAGTCGGTGACTGGAGAAACAAAATGAACAAAACCCATCCTGGGTGGAGTGAAATCATGACCAAAATGAAAAACGTACCTGGATCACAAGTGGAGTGGTAATATGCCTAGAGCGAGAAAAAGAAATCAACCAGACATCAATGGTATGAGTATCAAACAAATGAAAAGGAGGAAGCCTATTAATGCCGACTACCTTTTAAACATTGAACCTCTTACTGATAACCAACGTGTTATGTTTGAGGAGTATGGTAAGGGACAACATCTGTTTGTTTATGGTGCTGCTGGTACTGGTAAAACATTTGTAGCATTGTATCTTGCCCTTCGTGATGTGTTAGATGAAAACACACCATATGAAAAAGTATATGTTGTTCGTTCTCTAGTTGCTACTAGAGAGATTGGATTCCTCCCTGGAACACATGAAGATAAAGCATCTCTCTATCAGATACCATATAAAAATATGGTAAAATACATGTTTGAGATGCCAGATGATGCCTCATTTGATATGCTCTATGAGAATCTCAAGCATCAAGAAACAGTTTCTTTCTGGTCTACTTCTTTCCTTAGAGGAACTACCCTAGACAAAGCAATTGTAATTGTGGATGAATGTCAGAATCTAAACTTCCATGAGCTAGATTCTATTATTACTAGGGTTGGTGAAGATACTAAGATCATGTTCTGTGGTGATGCTAGTCAGTCTGACCTACAAAAAACAAATGAAAGAACTGGTATCATTGATTTCCAAAAAATTCTTCAGCAAATGAAAGAAGTTTCTCTTGTTGAATTTGGTGTTGAGGATATCGTAAGATCTGGTTTGATCAAGTCCTATATTATTGCTAAAATTAATCTCGGTTTGTAATGAAAACATTTAATCACACTGGTATTATTGATCCCATCGAAATGGATACCGTAACTATCGATGGGAAACGTTATTATGTCACACCAACTGGATTTAAACATCCATCGGTTACCACTGTGATTAGTAATAATAGTAGGAAACAAAAAGTTCTTGCTGAATGGAGACGTAGAGTTGGGAAAGATAAAGCCCAACAAATTTCTACTCGTGCTTCTGGAAGAGGTACTAGATACCACAAACTTGTTGAGGATTATCTCAATAACGAATTGAATCTAGAACGATATAAGGATCAACCTCTTCCAGTTCTTATGTTTAATTCTACGATCAAAATTTTGGATCGTATAAATAACATATATCTTCAGGAAGCAGCATTATATTCTGACACTTTAGGGATTGCTGGAAGGGTTGATTGTATTGCTGAGTTTGATGGTGAACTTTCCATCATCGATTTTAAAACTTCATCGAAAGTAAAAGAAGAAAACCATCTCTACGATTACTACGTTCAAGAATGTGCATACGCTTGTATGCTACAAGAAATCTATGGTCTCACAGTAAAAAAACTGGTTACTATTGTTTCTTGTGAGGACGGAGATAGTCAAGTCAGTATACAACCACCTAAAAAAGAATACTTCTTGAGGCTACAAGAGTACATCCAGGAATATAAAGACAAAAATGATAGACGTATTGGAGGATAAATTTATGACTACTGCGAAATTCTCGCAGGATGTTGAAAAAATTGCTATCGATTATTCAATGAATTATATTGATGCTATTATTCATTATTGTGAGAAAAATGAAATTGAATTGGAGTCTGTACCTAAACTAATTTCAAAACCATTGAAAGATAAACTTAAGTATGATGCCCAAAAACTTAACTACATGAAGAAAACTTCTAGAGCAAAATTAATGTTGGTTTGATATGTCAGAATTTTTTAAATCTGAAATGGTACGTGGTGAAGTTCAACATATAATGGAACTTCAACAGTACTGTTTCCAATGTGCTGCTGCTTTTCCTGTTTTAAATAAAGAAAAAAAGCAAGAATACTTTGATGTTCTTGAAGAACTAATTGAAAAACAAAAGATTTTTACTGCTCGTCTAACATTAAGCGATGATCCAGAAGCAGTTGATATGGCAGATAGTATGAGACAAGCTGCCATAATGTTGGGTGCTAGTCCCAATCAAAATTTAACTGGAGTCTTTGATGATCTATTAAAGAAAGTCCACAACATGAAACAAAAACTAGAGGCAGAGGGTTGACGCCGCCCCCTGCCCGTGGTATGATGACTAGGTGATCAGGCGTCACACAAACCAAATCCTATTTAATCCGAGGTAATCCTATGTCTTTTGCAGATCTTAAGCGTAAGTCCCAGAACAGTTTTGAATTCCTCCAGAAGGAACTTGAGAAGACCGTATCCACTGGTGGTGGTGCTGATGAACGTTTCTGGAAACCAGAACTTGATCCTTCTGGTAATGGTTACGCTGTTATCCGCTTCCTTCCTGCCCCTAAAGGTGAGAGCATTCCCTGGGCAAAACTGTATTCTCATGCCTTCCAAGGTCCTGGTGGTTGGTATATTGAAAACTCCCTTACTACTACTGGTGGTAAAGATCCTGTTGGTGAAGTCAATCGTAAACTGTGGAACAGTGGTAGTGATGAAGATAAAGAAACTGCTCGTAAGCAGAAGCGTAAACTTGCTTACTACAGCAACATCTATGTTGTGAAGGATCCTAAGAATCCTGCCAACAACGGTAAAGTATTCCTTTACAAGTATGGCAAGAAGATCTTTGACAAGATTCAAGCAGCGATGCAACCTGAGTTCCAAGATGAAACTCCTGTGAATGTATTTGATCTCTGGGAAGGTGCTAATTTCAAACTGAAGATCAAAACTGTTGCTGGTTATTGGAACTATGACAGTTCTGAATTTGATTCACCTACTGCTCTGTCTGTTGATGATGATGTTCTTGAGGAAATCTACAATCAAGAATATAGTCTTGAAGCTTTCACTTCTCCCGATCAATTCAAAACGTATGAAGAACTTGAACAGCGTCTGAATCTGGTGCTGGGTATTACTCAGACTCCTGCTGCTGCCCGTGCTGCTACTGTAGTCAACCGAATGGATGATGAAGAAGATGAGGACTTTGCTGCTCCTGTACGTCGTGAACCTTCTCTTCCTAAAGTATCCACTAGTGTAGATGATGATGACGATGCTTTGAGTTACTTTGCTCGTCTTGCTGAAGAAGATTGATAAAAGTAAAGGGGGCATATGCCCCCTTTTTTAATTTCCAGATTTTTTTAATATTGAAGTTATAGTATCATTAGATTCTTTATATAAGTTTGTTCTTCTAAAATCTTCTATAAAAGCATTCAGATACTTAGGTTTGAGTAGGTATAATTCTCTCTTCTTTTCATTCTGTTCTGTTTCATAATCAAATATATAAACTGCTTTTGATAATTGATTACCAGGAAGTGATACTACTTGAGTTCCATTCCAATATTTGTATGAAGAATTATAGAAATTTTCATCAACAATTAATCCACCTTTCAAAGCAAGTACATCAACACCACCAACTTGATAACCAGCTTTACGTTCTATAGTTTCGTAGTGATGTACTGTTGAGTAAGGATCATCATATTGTGCTTCACAGAACTTTCTTAATTCTTGTTCTGTCATTGGCATATCAAACAAAGGATTTATCATATTATTTGTTAATATAATAACCCAATCATAAAATGAATTGCCATATGCTTTTTCTGCTATGGTATCTAAACGTTCTCCATCTTTAATTGAATATTTTTTGAAGACTACACTGTAAGAAAAAGCATCTTCATTTACTTTGTATCTTCTAAAAAAGTTTTTAGCAACAACATAATCCGATTCTGAAAATGGATATGTTATTGGTTTGTTATCATATTTTACATATGGTATGAAAGAAAAATACATTAGTATGATGCTCCTTCTATGTTTACTTCCTGTCTGAAGAGTAGTTTTGTTTCTGTAAATCCAATGGATAATTCAGTAGCTACTGGAGATTTTTCTCCAGTACCAGCACCACCGTAGGTAGCATACGCTCCATCTGGTGTGTAGTTGATATCAACTTTAGTGATAGCACAAACTTTAAACTGAGAAATGTATGGGTGAGCTTCAGAACCTGTCATGAAAGTTACTTGACATAGATTAGGAACTCCAATGTAATTACTATTTTGATCTTCTCCTTCTTTTCCATCAGGGTTAAACCATTTCTTAACCTTTTCGGCAGAATTATTCCACAAATCATCTGGGGCTGTGGAGTAACTAGGTAAAGAAGCCTTCTTAAAGGTATTGCAAATCGCTCTAATTTGTTTTGCTTCTTTCTCATCACGAGGAGACATCTTAAAATTTAAATCAAATGATCTCAACCCAAATCCACCAAACATAAGTTCAGTGTTTGGGTTTAAGATAACACCACCAATACCACCTAGGACATCTTGAATACCAACATCACCACCAATTCCCCCTGGTAGCTTATTAATTGCATCAGAAATTAATTGTGCTCCTACACTAGCTCCTCTTTGAGTGAGTCTTCCGAGAGCATCTGCTACACCTTTAGCAGTTCCTCCAACATCTCCTTGTACAAATGGACCAGCACTTCTTAAAATATCCGTAGCAGAATTAGTAAATCCTTTTCCTGCCCATTCGATTTGTGTACCAGTACTCAAGTCTTCTGGCATATACAATAATATGGTTTTTAAATCAGAAGCTTCTGTTAAATTTTGGGTTGATGCATTATAATAACTTAACGATCCTGATTTTGAAAATGTTACGCCATCTGTAGTTATATTGGCACTGCCTCCACCAGCACTAAATGGTGGTTTATAGTTGTAAAAATCAAAACGAACATAATCAGTGTGATCGCCAACTAGTTGAGTTGGATATCTATAAGTTGTACCAGAATTTTGCCCTGGATCCTTTTTTTGATTAAAACTAATTGTTTGAGTTGTCATTAGTAAGACTTGATAATTCTTTGTGCTTTTAATCTGTCTTGAAATTTTTCATTTGTTTCATTCCAAACTAATTGTCTATCATAAGGAAGTTTTCTAGAACCAGATGTTTTCACAAAATCTTCTACTGGTAATAGTATACAGGTTTCCCATTCATCTTCAATCAAATCTACAAATAAACTTTTAACGTGATCATTGATATATTTATGGATACATATCTTAGGTATATCTATTCTACCTTCCTTTAGTTTATTGATAACTTGTATTCTTTTCTTTGGTTCTATGTAATGAAGATTTGCTCCTATGATATAGTCTCCAGTGCTACGAAGAACATATATCAAAGGAAACTTATCGTAGTAAGGTAAATATTTCATCTTCGCTTCGTATTCAAAGAAGTAAAGATGTCCCATGATTGCTCTACGTCTGAGCATATTCTGATCTTGAAATTCATCTAGATCTTTGTCGTCTTTTTTTTCGTCTTTGATTAATCGTTCTGGTTCTTTTTTGTAAGTGGCAGCAATAGTATTAACGGTCTGTTTATACCAACTCAATCCATGCTTTTCCCCGTTGGTTGCTTTGGTTACTTTTTCAAAGAGAGTCACATAACCTTTTGACGTGTCTAATTTTCTGGTTACAGGTTTGAATCCCATACCAGAAGATTTTGCTCTTTGTTTTGCCATCTGTTATACTCCTAAGTGGTCTTCGGTGAGTATCAAAAATTTCATCTGCCGATCCTCACAAAAGTCCTTAGCCGCTTCCCACTTAGCTTTGTTCTTAATAAAAGTTAGGACTTCTCTTTTCCAAGCAGCAGTTTTTCTTTTAGGTTTATCATTAGGTCCAAGTACCTGACGCTTTGGTTTTACTTCGATAATATATTTTGTAATAGCACCTTGCCTACTTTTAACTTTGATATAAAAATCTGGATAGTATCTATGTACTTTTCCATCAGTAGGGCATAGATAAGGAACTATTATTTCTTCACTTCCCCACTCAATAATACTAGTATTAAGATCACAAAAAACCATAAATTTTCTTTCCCACATTGAGCGATAGATAATCCTAGTAGGATTTCCTTTATACTTACTGGGGTTGGTGGGTTTATATTGTCCAGAATATGCCATAAATATAAATAAACCTCCACAAATATTTAGCGTGGCAACAAGCAATAAATCTATCTCTAGTTTTATCGAGACTATCGCTAAGAATGGTGGTATGTCTTACAGTAATAGCTTTGATGTTCAATTTAATTTTCAAGGTACTTTAGCTGAACGATTTAAATCATATGGGTTTGATGTTAATAAGACAGGTCCTAGTGATCCAGGAGCAGTGATAAAATTATTTTGTGATGAAGCTCAATTACCAAACATTCAAGCCAGTACAGGATCTCTCACTGGAATGATGCTCGGTGAAGGACAAGTAAATTATCCTCACACAAGAATGTATTCTGACTTTCAATTGTCGTGGATGTGTGATGCTAACATGACACCTTTAAAATTTTTGGAAGTTTGGTATAGTTATATTTTTCAGGAGTTTGATGCATCTAAAGGTACTTCAATAGGATCAACTGGCAATACAGGAAATTATCAAAAGAAAAAAACTTTAGAAGAAATTAAAGGTGGTGCTGGTGCTGGTGGTGGTAATGCTATCAATAGATTTAAAAACGTAAGACTTAATTACCCAGAAAAATATCTGTCTAATATTATAATTACAAAAACCGAAAGGAGTAAAAATGCTCCTAATGGTAGGGCACCTATTTCTTATACTTTAATCGATTGCTTTCCATATAGTATTGATGCTGTTCCTTTGTCATACGGAGCATCTCAAGTCACTAAAGTATCTGCTAATTTTTATTATGCCAAGCACTTCGTTACTCATAATAATATCATTGGATTTACTGGATAAATATTAATACGAAAGTGATTTATTGCTATGCCTTTACCAAAGCCTACTGTACCAACTTATGAACTTGAGTTGCCATCTACAGGAAAGAAAATTAAATACAGACCTTTCTTAGTTAAAGAAGAAAAGATTCTATTGCTAGCGATGGAGTCTGAAGATGAAAATGAAATTAAGAATGCTGTTAAAGATATTTTAAAGAACTGTATTCTGACTAGAGGTATTAAACCAGAGGAACTTGCTTCCTTTGATCTGGAATATTTGTTTTTAAAAATTAGAGCTGCTTCTGCTGGTGAAGAAGTATCAATGAAAGTTACATGCCAAGATGATAATGAAACCGTAGTAAACGTTGAGATTAATTTAAATGATGTTGAGGTATATAAACCAGAAGGACACACAAATAAAATTATGATTGATGATACCATTGGTATGGTAATGAAGTATCCTGCTATGGATAGTTTTGTTAGTGTAACTTTAATGGAGAATGATTTAGATACTACTGATGAAGTATTTGAAATGCTGGTTGGTTGTATTGATCAGATCTTTCAAGGTGATGAAGTATGGGATGCTGCCACAACTTCAAAGAAAGAGCTGCTTGGTTTCATAGAATCTTTTACACAGCAACAGTTTGAAAAGATTCAAAATTTTTTTGATACCATGCCAGTACTACGTCATGAATTTAGTGTAACTAATCCAAACACTGGAATTAAATCCAATTATACTTTGGAGGGATTACAGTCTTTTTTCGGATAAGTTTGTTTTATAATACTCTTGAGAATTATTATAGAACAAACTTCACTCTCATGCAGGACCATAAATATAGCTTGACAGAGATTGAAGAAATGATGCCATGGGAAAGAACCATTTATATTTCCCTATTGAATCAATATCTTAAAGAGAAAGAAGAACAACAGAAAGCTCAACAGAGATGAATCAAGAAGGCAACTCAGAACTAGAACAAAGAAGTCTAGAACTTTCTATTAATGAGGTGCAATCAAATGAAAATGATCCTGTTGTTATAGATGTTGATGTTCCATCAGAAGATCTTGCCGAAAGAATGGCAAATGCTTTTGATAAGAATTTAGATAAACTTATAGAAGATGTACAGGCACCTCCACCTCCAGTTAAAATAAAAAAACCTAAGAAGGTAAAGGGAGTAAAGGTAAAGAAAGTAAAAGAAATTAAAATAAAATTACAACGTTACCAACCTATTCAAGGAAAGGATCCTAACTTCAATGCTTTTATAGGACGTAAAATTATGTCCTCTTTCTCTTTGGCAGCAACTGCCAGGAGAAATGCTAAGTTAGCAGGAGAAGCACCTAAACCAAAAGGATATTTTTTAAAGAAGGCATTAGGATTTGAATTTGGTGGTGATCTTATCAACCGAACTAAAGGATCTTTTTCAAATGATCCTACAGCAGAACAAGATCCATCTCTTTCTAAAGGAGAAAGGTTTGCTGCTAAATTACAGAGACCTGATGAACCCCTCAAAGCAAAAACAACATCATCTCCAGTAAAAGATCCATATACACAACCATCTCTATTCGATACTAACAAGTATGTCACTGTTGTTGATAATTCTTTAGGTCAACAGATACAAAAGGCAGTAAAAAAATTACAAACCAGTTTTGAACGAGTAGATAAATCTCTATCTAATTTATCATTGGATAAAGATAAAGCGAAGCAGCAAGTCTCACAAGAAAATACTATTATAGAAATTTTATCAGAAAAATTTATACAAGTAAAAGAATCAATTAAAGAGAGTAATGTATTACAAAAAACATTAAACACTTTAAAATTAAAGAGTTTAAATTTAATTAAACAAGCAGCAGATAAAAGAGAAGCAGCTGCTAGAGAGGCGGCATTAGAACAGGGTGCTGATAATTCTAGTGTTCAGATGGTTGAAGATCCTTATAAGAAAAAGGGAAAAGGATTATTAGAAAAGGCATGGGACTTTATTGCTGGTAATGATGATGAAGAAGATGATGATAGTTGTGATTGTGGACCAGGAGTTGATATAGATTTACCAGATGGTCCTAGTGGAAAACCTAGGAGAAGAGGGGCAAGGAGAAGATTAGCAAGAAGGAAATTTAATGCTGGTAAACGTAAGATAGCAGATGGTATTAGAAGAACAGGAGAAAAGATTGCTGAGAAAGGTGGTAGAGCTGGTAAGTTTATACAGAGACAAGGTGGTAAAGCATTAGATTTTGGTAGGAGAATAGGTGGAAAAGCATTAGATGCTGGTAAAACTGGTCTCACCAAAGCTGGAAAATTCTTTGCTGAAAATCCTAAGATGGTAAAATTAGGAAAAGCATTTGGCGGATTTGGTGCTAAAGCGATTCCTGGTGTCGGTGCTCTTACTGGTGGTGCTGATGCTGCTTATAGAGCTTCTAGAGGAGATAAGATTGGAGCAGGTATAGCAGGGTTTGGTGCTGCTGCTGATGCTGTGGCAGCAGGAGCCGCTGGCACTATTATAGGAGCTCCAGTAGCAGCTGTTGCCACGGCTGTTTCTTGGGGTGCTGATATTGCTTTATTAGGTAAAGATATATTTGATATCTTTTCTAAGCCAGATAATCCAGACAAACCAAAGAAAAAAATGTCTGAAGGAGGAGTTGTAAAATTATCTAAAGGCGGAATGGTTCCTGCTATGGTAGGGGAAGCGGGACCAGAATTAATTACTCCAGCAAATCCATTTTTATCACTTGGTAATTTAATAGGTGGAGGAGATCCAGCAGCAGCATCTATTGCTACTATTTTAGGAGCAACTGATAGTGTTATAGAAAGTGCTGGACCTAGTGCTGCTGCTCTAAAACCATTTATCTCACAAACTATATCACCACTTGCTAAAATATATGGTAAACCTGAATTAAATTTAGATACAAAAGTAGGAAACAATTTAGGTAATGTAAAAGAGCCAGATAAAGATGGTGGTATACTTGGGTTATTTAAAAAACTAATAGGATTTTTTACTGGAGGTGGGAGCGGAGGAGATGATGAAGATGCTAAAGTTCCCACACAACCACCAACTCCTCCAGGTGGAGATGCTACTGATATGATTGGTGGTGCTAGATTGTTTATGGGAGAAGGTTTTCCACCTTTAGCAGCTGCTATTCTTTCAGGAAATGTACAGCAAGAATCTGGATGGAAAGGGCAAAGAACTCCTTGGGTACTTAATGATGGAGCTGGTACTAACAAAGGATTGATTAGTTGGAATCGATCTAGAATTGTAAACGCTGAAAAATTCCTAGGAAAACCTTTAGAAACAGCTACCAATGGAGAACAAGTAAAGTGGATCAAAGAAGAACTTAGACAATACGGTTTGTTGGATGAATTTATGAATCCAAATTCATCTGAGCAACAATTAAAAGAAGCTGCCTACAAATATATTGGATGGGGAGATACTGGTGCTAGATGGGAGTATTCTAAACAAATTCATGCTGCTTTATTGAGGGGAGAGCAAGGAACATTTACTACTAGTGGATCTCCTGCTAAACCAATGCCAGCAAGTAATCCTTCTAATACGCCAAATCCATTGTCTTCTTTATCAAGAGGAAATGTATCGACAAAATCAAACACACAGTCTGGATCTACACCAATAGTTCCTATACCAGCTATTCAACAGAATAGTGGTGCTGGTTCTATGAATTTATTTAATATGAATTCTGGTGCTAGAGGATTGACTGTACCAGCAGCTACTGGTTATGGAGATACTTCAGGAACATATCAACCACAGACACCATATAATGCTTATCTTACTCTACAACAAATGAGACTTGCTAATAATTAATCTAAATATTAAGTGGGGTAATACTATTACATGGCACACGGATCCGTCTCATATACTAAAGCAAATCACGGCAATCTAGGGAAATGGGTTGGAGATAAGATTAAATCTGCTGCGAGTATGGCAGCGGAGGAAAGAAAATATGCTAAAGAACAAGCAGAGAAGCAAAGAAAAGAAGGTGTACCAGAAGAAGAAATAAAAAAACCTGGCAAAGGATATTTCTTTGGTAAAGCATTATCACATGAGTTTGGAGGAGACTTACTCAGAAGAACTAAAGGAACTTTCTCTAATGATCCTTCAGATACAGAAGATCCAGCATTAACAAAGCAGCAAAGATTTTCCAATCTAATACGAGGAGAATCTGTTGTAACACCACAACCATATAAGCAACTAGAATTAGATTTAAATGGTACTGGGAAAGGTGCTGATGGTAAAGAAGTTAATGTAGAAGATAAAAAACTAAAATCGTGGTTGACTGTGGCATTTGATGGTATAGAAAAATCATACCAGACAATAGCAGATAAGTTAACAGGATTATCTAACAAAGAAAAAGAATCATCTGACGAGCAAGTTAAAACTACTACTGTAGTATCAAAGATTACTTCTGGTCTTAGTACGGTTAAGAATTTCTTTAATAAAAATAATAAATTAAAACAAGAGGAAAACAAAACAGAGTCTCAGCAGTTAGAATTTAATTTTGATCAAGCTAATGCTGAGGAAATGCAGCAGAAAGAATCTGATTTAGAAAAAGGTAGTGACCTTTCATCCGTTATGAGCGTTGAAGATCCTTATGCTCAGGATGATGAAGAAGAAGGAAGTGATGGCAACAGAGGAAATATGTTTGGTAGGATGTTTGATTTTGATCTCCCAGGAAGACGTGGAAGAATGAGAAGAGGGGCAAAAAGAAGATTAGCAAGAAGAAAGTTTAATAATTTTAAACGTGGATTAGGTAGAAGAACAACAAGATTACGTAGAAGAGGACAGGTAGGGTTTGGTAGGGCACTTAAAAGATTTAAAATGTCTGAGGGTGGTGTAGTATCACCTTCCGTTTCTACAAATAATATTAATCAGTCATCAACATCTACAAATAATATTAATCAATCAGCGACAACCAATATTGATACCCCAGCAGCAGTAAATAATGTTCAACCATTAGCAAAAATTGTTGAACCAAAACCTACACTAAAACCACAGTCAAATGTAAAGTCACAAACAAAATTATCTAGAGGTGGAATTGTTGATAACCCTACAAATACTTTGTTAAGCCCTGGTCAATCAGTAATACCTCTCAATAGAAATAATCCACTAAAAAATATATTCCGTCAGCAAAAGGAGCAAAACCAACCAGGGAAGAAAGATTCTGCTGGAAAAACTATGGGAGAAAATCTAGCTAAAGCATTACAATTACCTGCTCAAGCTGCTGGAGGATTATTGCTTTCTATAATGTCATCTGTATTTAAAAGATTAGGTGGCATTGGAAAACTTGTTGCTCCATTCTTAACACAACTATTCACTCCATTAGCTAGAGTATTCGGGTTACCTGCTGCTGTTGTTGGTTCCTTATTAGGTGGAGGAGAAGCATCTGCTGCTACCATGGATATGAAGGGCATAGCAGATTTTCTTGGTGGTGGTAAACCTCCCAAAAAAGCGAAAGCAAAAGGAGGAGGGGGTGGTGGAGGTGGATCTAATCCTCCTGGTGCCACTCCTGGTAGTTTAATGGCTGATCTAGAAGCAGATGTTGGTAAAGGAGCATCTGATATGAAAGATGAAATTATTGCTAGTGGTGCTACAGGAACCGTGGATCCAACTCAGCAGCCATGGTGTGCTGCTTATGTAAATTCACAACTTAAAAGAAATGGTATTCAAGGATCTGGTTCAGCTATGGCTGATAGTTTTTTGAATTGGGGTACTCCTGTGGATAAACAGCAAATTCAACCAGGAGATGTAATTGTTGGGGACTATGGCGGCGGATCTAGAACACATGTTATGTTTGCTGCTGGCACACCTAAAGATGGTTATGTAGATATAATTGGAGGTAATCAAAGCGGCAAGGTAACTAAAGGTTCTATTGCTTTGTCTAAAATTGATGGAGTAAGAAGAGCAACAACTGGACAAGTGACCTCTCCATCTCTTGCTAGAACTCCCGTTCAAAACACTCCACAACCAGCAAAACAACCAGTAAAACCAAATCAAAAGTTAACCAAACAACAAGCACAACAAGCAGCAACTAACATTCTTCTAGGAAAAGGTTTTTCATCAACAGCATCATCACCTTCTACTCTATCTCCTATTGGAGCAACAAGTGCTCTTACTCTTTCAACAAGAAGTCCAGTAGCTCCCAACTATTATAATCCCTGGTAAAAATGGCAAACGTTAGTAATAAAAGTATTAATTTAGTAAAGGCAACCATAGCAGATGTCAAAGGAAAAGAGTATGACATCACAAAAATTTGTGTTGCCTTTGCTTACTATGAAGATATATTCTCTCCATTTGTTTCTGCTGTTTTACATGTTGTTGATAGTGGATCCAACTTAATTGGTACTATGCCTATACAAGGTGGTGAAAAAGTATATGTAAAAATAAAAGATGTACAAGAAAAAACATTTGAGTATGAATTACATGTATGGAAAGTATATGACAGAAAATTTTCAAAGAGTGTTCAGACATATAACCTCGCTTTGATTTCCAAAGAAGGATTATACAATGAGGGTGTAAGAGTTACCGAAAAACTTTCTGGATTGCCAGACAAGATAGTAAAAGATATTATGACAAAGTATCTCAATACAAAGAAAAAAATTGATACAGAAACAGCAAAGTATAATGTAAACTTTTATCCAAACGGAAAGAAAGCTCATTCTATTATTCAAACAATACAATACAAAGCAGTTCCAAAAAATTCAAAGACAAGTAAAACAAAATCAACTGAAAGTAAAAGAACAGATTCCAAATCTTCTATACCAACTAATACAGAAACAGCATCGGGAACTGCTGGATATCTTTTCTTTGAAAATAAAGATGGATTTGTATTTAAATCTATGGATTTATTATGCTCAGATGGAACAGATACTTTTGGAGGATCTCCACCAGTAGCGACGTATACTTACAAACCAACTTTAGATCAAGCAGATAAAAATAACTTATATGTTATAGAAGAGTATACTTTTACCGATGAACTTGACATGGTAGATCAAATGAGAAATGGAATCTATTCCACTTACATGGTCTTCTATAACTATTCTACTGGTGCCTATGAAGAATATACTTTTAATTTGGCGGATACATTTAAAGCAATGTCTCACCTAGGTAGTCAGACAAAACTACCACAGTTTCAAAATGATTTATCACAATATCCAACTAGAGTTATGTCAATGATTTTAGATCATGAAACATGGTTCGATGGTGAAGGACCAGGATCAAATGAGGAAAAGGATAGGGGGAAAGATAGCACTACAGGTGGATCAAACTTCCCAGACTATCAAAAGTATTATGTATCACAGGGAATAGCACGAAGATACTTAATGGAAAATCAAAAAATGGAAATAATTGTTCCAGGTAATATGAATTTAAAGGTAGGGGATAAAATCAAAGTATTAATTCCGAACGTAGCAGCAGAAGAAACTAGAAAAACTCAGCAATATGATGAGGAAAATAGTGGTACATATTTGATATCTAAATTATCTCATAACAATATGTTTCTAAATACTTTTAACTGTATGACAAAATTAGAATTGATTAGAGATACTTATGGCATCAAGGACTATTCGAGTAAAGTAAAGTGATATGGATCAAGTATTATCTACGCTATTTCCAATACATCAAATAGGTTCTGATGGTTTCAACTGGTGGGTTGGTCAGATTGAATCTAATAGTGGCGACGATCCTAAAAAATCTGGACGTTATAAGGTAAGAATCGTTGGTCAACATTTAAAAGATTGTGATGCTACAGCATCCAAAGATTTGCCATGGGCAAACGTAATGATGCCTGTTACAGTTCCTTTTACTGATGGTGGAACAACAGGGGGAACTGTAAATTTAAAATTAGGTAATTGGGTAGTAGGTTTTTATCTAGATAATGACAAGCAAAAACCAATCATTATGGGATCGGTTGGTCATACATCTGGTGCTACTTTAAAGAAAAATGTAGAGAAAGATCCATCTCCAAACTCAACTTGTAAATCTTTCACGACATTTTTAGATCCAAGTTCTAATCCATATCTCCATGCTCCGATCGAGGAAAAAGATAAGAAAGGTGGAGATACATCAAAAGATAAAACAAAATATACTAAGGTTGGTGAAGCTGGATTGCCAGCAATCGCTACAGATACACCACCAGCAGCTTTTTATGGTTTGTTTTCGGAAAACACTGCTACTAATCCAACTGGTTCTAAAGTTTGTGTAGAAATTGCCAACCCAAAATGTGGATCAGAATCTGATTTAAAAGGTGGACTTACTACTATTCTCGGTGACATGCTTGCTGCCAATCAACAGTCAGGAGGTCAACTCGGAGATTATTATGTAAGCAAAATCAATGGTGAGTTGACAAAATACATTGATAATGGAATGGAATATGTCAATAAAGCTATTAGGTTATTGACTAGCTTTATGAGCAGAGTGAAAGGAGAGATTGTTAAACTAATTAGAGATGGTGTAGATAAATTAGTACAACTTTTATTAACTGAGGACGTAGCAGCTACAGATGATTTAGGTAATAAAAATACTGGACCAGTTAATCCAGACTTAGGAATCAAACCTTTCACACCGATTACAAAAAAACAAAGTAGATTAAAACCAATCTTAGATTCTGTAAATAAAGTATTAGAAGATCTTGGTTGTAGTATAGCAGATCTTACAGATCAATTAGCACAGTGGTTAACTGATTTACTTTTGGGTTATTTGATGGATGCTTATAATGCTGCTGCTTGTTTAGTTGATTCTTTAGTTGAAGGAATTATTAATCAAATTTTATCTTTGATTGAAGAGTTATTGGCTTCTGTTCTAGGACCTCTTCAAGAATTGCTTTCAATATTAGCAGACCCTTTAAATATTATTGGTTCTGCTATCAATGCTGTGTTTGAGTTGCTTGGGATATCTTGTGATGGTCCTGGATCTCAATGTGAAAAAGTTACGAAGGAATGTACAGATTGTGGCACTGATGAGAAAGGAGATTGGCTGGATGATTTGATTGCTCAGTTAGAAGATGGTCCAACTGAGGCTGGTTCTGTATGTGAAGATGCTCAAGAAGCACCACCAGAAACATCAACAAGTATTATTCCTATTGGTGGTATTCAAGAACCACCAGACAATCCATCAGATACTGATCCAGAAGTACCTCAAGAGAAAGTAATTATATATCAATGCTCTAATATTATTGCCAGAGAAGGAACTACAGCAACGTTTACTATATTAAGGAGTGGAAACACAACTGTATCTTCAAGTGTAAGTTACACGACGGTAAATGGTACAGCGACATTAGGTACAGATTTCCAACCAGTTACTTCCAGTTCAGGAACTTTAGGTTTTGCTCCAGGAGAAACATCAAAACAAGTTTCATATTTAACTTTGCTCGATCCAGTTACTTCACCAGAAGAAGGTACAGAAAGCTTTACACTTTCTTTAAGTGATGGAACTATTCCAGCAGGGCATGTTAATTACTACCCAGAAGGGCAAACATTTACATGTGAAATTTTAGATTATTCTGGGGCACCTGTGATTACTGTTCCCCCAACAGTACCAGGAGTTCCACCACCTACCACGCCACCAATCGTTCCTCCAATTAATACTAGCACACAACCAGTTGTTGCTCCTCCAATATATCCAGATCCAATACCAGCATTACAACTATATTCAGTTTCAACAAAGAAAACTGCATATCAAGAAGGCGAAACAATAATCTTTAATGTTGTCACTTCAAATGTTTCTAATGGTACTATATTAAATTACACTATAGACGGTGAAAATATAAATTCATCTGATATAGTTGGTGGATCTTTGACAGGTACATTTACAATAAACAATAACAAAGCAAGTGTTAGTGTTCCTCTAGCAATCAATGTAGATTTTGATCAAGTTGAATGGTCTGCTAATGAAACATATGATCAAGATGATTTTGTTTATGTTGGATCTAATCGTTATAGAATTATTACTGCTGGTACTAGTGGTACAGAAGCATTTAGTGGTGTGTCACAAGAATCTACGACCGCCACCGAGGGAACAGCAGTGTATACATATGTTGGACCCGCTATTGATTTTGATGAGACATTGTTCTTTAGTATTGATAACACAAATGCCTTTACATCAGTAGTTATCTTAGGAGAAGAATCAACATCTCCATCATATTCTGTTGAAGCAGATAAAGCTTCGGTCGATGAAGGAGAAACGATTACATATACAATTACAACAACAAATGTTGATGATGATACTACATTAAATTATACATTATCTGGTGTTTCAGATACAGATATAGAAGGACAATCTTTGACTGGATCATTTGTCATTCAAAATAATCAAGCAATAGTTGAAGTAGTAGTTGCCGAAGATTCAACAATAGAAGGAGCAGAATTATTAACATTTACTATTGATGACACCAGTGCTTCTGAAATTGTTATAATAAATCCACAAGCAGAAACTCCAGCATCATCGCCTGATGTACCCACATATAGTATACAGACAGATAAATTCTACTATAAAGAAAGTGAAACCGTAATCTACACTGTTACCACAACTAATATATCTGATGGTTCGGCATTACAGTATGTTTTATTTGGAGAAAATATTGATAGCAATGATATCACAGGAGGAACATTATCTGGAACTTTTGTAATCACAAATAATCAAGCAAAATTTTATGTAACATTGAATGATGACATGATTGTAGAGAAAGATGAATCTTTACGTTGTGTTATTAGTGGAACAAATGCTTTTGCTGATGTAATTATATTGGGTAATGTTAATACAGGAGAAACTGATACTACTCCAAAAGAAAAAATAATTCTAGAACCTTGCTACGATCCACCAACATTTGGATCTGCTATAACAGATGAAAAGGGATCTATCATCAGTATTCCTGTTATAGATTCTGGTTGTCCATATCAACAACCACCAAAGATTATTATTACAGGTGCTGGTTATGGTGCTTCTGCTATAGCATTATTGGATGAGAAAGGAAAAGTATCTGAGGTGAGAGTCACTAGAGGCGGAATTGGATACCGTAAAAATACTGCCTTTGATTCTAATTTAAATTGTGTTATTGATTCATTTACATTATTAAATCCTGGTAGAGGTTACACATCAGAACCAGATGTTTATGTTGATGGCATTGCTGGAAGAGCAAGAGCAAGAATCAATGAGAAAGGATACCTCTATAGTATAGAAATTATAGATAGAGTTACACAATATAAAGAACTACCAACGGTTACTATTATTGGTGGTGGTGGATCTGGCGCTAGAGTTATTGCTTCTCTAACTTGCCTAGATATAGCAGATCTTGAGCGTAACGGTTATGCCAAGATCGGAACTGGTAAATATATTGACTGCCCATAATGACTGCTCCTACTAACAAGCCTCAATCAGATCCATCAAAGACACAAGGTTCAGTACCTTCAAGTGACGTTCCTAGTTATGGCGAAGTACCAAAAATAGTTTGGTCTCAAATAGAAGGTGCTGGATGGTTAAACTGTTGTTATACATTAGATGGAAAATATGGTTGGGCAAAAACTAATGGAGAAATGGCAATCCATTTCGACACATTAAACAATATGATTTTTACTGCTGGAGCTCCAGGTCAGTCTGGATGTGGCGGTAAGATGATTAACGTCTCTAAGGGCGGTAAAATTGACAAACACTCTTCAGTATCTATTGAGGTTACTGGTAGACAAGATGACGGTAAAATATCAAAAACCAAAACAGACAAAGGAACAACAGAAGAGAAAAAAGTACCAGCATACTCTCTTAAAGTATATGGAGACATTTTAATTGAATGTGTTGGTGGTGAAGTAGCAATTAAAGGAGATAATATCACACTTAATGCTGCTAGTACATTAAATTTAAAATCTGGAAAGGATATTAATATAGAAGCTGGAGGTAAAAGTGGTAGAGTTAACATAAATGGTGGTGCTTTAAATCTCAACGTTGCTCAATTCAAAAAAACTATTACTGGGGTTGAGTCTACAGAAGGTGCTGGAGAAGTTTCCAATGAACAGTATCATCCTGGTGCTTCTACAAGCATTAATACTCCAGGTAGCATTAAATATACTGTAAATGGAAATTACGAAGTTGGTGTTACTGGTGACTATAAATCCACCGTAACAAAAAATTATTCTCTCAGTGTCACAGGAGATTATGCTGAATCAGTTACTGGAAATAGATCAGATAAAGTACAAGGAAAATATAAAGTAGAAGTCAATGGTTTAGAAACTAAACCAGCATCAACTCAACAAGAAAATTATTTACTTAAAGTTGGAGCAGGAAAAAGCAAAACTATTCCAGCTTATAGTGTTTTATCAGGCAGTGGAGCAAAAATATCTTCTACTATTGGAAACTTTACTGTTGAGATAGGGAAACAATTAGGAGTATTAGATTTATCAGAAAAGACTTTTAAAACAAGCATAGGTAAAGCTTTAGGATCCATAGAAATTAATGAAAAGGATACGGTAATTGCTTTTGGAAAGACATCTAAAGTTTCTGTTAATCCAGCAAAGATATCTATTGAAGCGACTGCTATTTACCTAAACTGAAATTCAATATTGAATTACATGAATTCGGAAAAAAAATCTCCGCCATAAAAGCTCTAAAAAAGTTGAGCTATAATATCTCTTGAACCCTGACAGAGTTATTGTACTGATTTTGTGGCAGCATGTCAAGTGGCACATGGGGGTTGACAGACACTCTCCATGGTGCTACTATAAATACATACACGGGTCGAGGAAAGCATGAAAGTTCCAAATTGGCAGCATCACAGCAAGAAAGAACAAAAAAGGCACCTCAAGCCCCAAGCTATGAGAGATGCTAAAAGACGTAGACAAGCTCTAAAGATTCGATTATTTGAGCGAATATGAAGCGATTATAGTTAATTAATCGCTTCATGGGAATATAGCTTAATGGTTAGAGCGGCCTGCTTATAACGGGTTAGTCTGGGTTCAACTCCCAGTATTCCTATTGCTCCTTTAGCTATCTGGTGAAAGCAACCGACTCATAATCGGTCTCAGGTGGGTTCGATCCCCTCAAGGAGCACCTAGGGAAATTAGCTTAGTGGTAGAGCATTCGACTGATAATCGAAAGGTCACTAGTTCAAATCTAGTATTTCCCACTTGACAATCTGAGCAGATCATGCTATGATTGTCTCATCACCAGGGGAGGTGGTGGAATCGGTAGACACACCAGACTTAAAATCTGTTGGGCATTTGCCCGTGGGGGTTCAAGTCCCCCTCTCCCTATCCCCACTAAATATAATGTAGTGGGAACGTAATGAAATACACACTTTCACAGCACTATTGTTTTTACATGGGGCAAGTTGTTCGTATGTATTTCATACAAGGACTGCCTTATACATTTGATGAACTACCACAATTAGTTCAAGATCATCCTTCTGTTCAAACAGAAGCATTATGTCATCCAGACTATGATGATGAAGATTTGTATAAGTGGTCTAACTACTTAGTAATGGAAGAAATGCATCCTTTGATGTTTGAATTACAAGTAGAAAATCCTGAGTTATTACCTCAGGATGACTAATGCCTCCGTAGCTCAGCTGGATAGAGCAACGGTTTTGTAAACCGTAGGTCGTCGGTTCAAGTCCGACCGTGGGCTTTGGTAGGGTTGGAAATATCCGATTCTATCATATTAGTCGGGATCATCATATCCGACCTGCTAAATCCTAAGTTTACTTAGGTCGGGGATTTGATCACCCCCGTAACTTCTGGTAGTCTATTGGTAAGGACGGGTGGACAACACACATGGAAACTAGGTTCGATTCCTAGACAGAAGCAAATAACACCCCTCAAGCCTATCAACGATGCTCAAACAGAGGGGTCACTGTCGATGTGGCGGAATTGGTAGACGCGCTGGGTTTAGGTTCCAGTGAAGTAATTCGTGGAGGTTCAAGTCCTCTCATCGACACTGGATTTCAAAATTCAATATTGAAATCCATGATTTCGGAAAAAAAAATTCCGACAAAAAATCGAAAAAAAAGTTGAGGGCATAATGTCACTACTTTCACAACAAGACCGAGAAATGGTCATCACAGCATTAGAGTATTTTTGTCTTTCTTTGAAAACTGACCCCAAACATGATGAAAACCGTCTTTCTCAATACAACACTCTTCTCAACTGGATACGATTAGAACATTTCAAACATGAAAATTAATCACGTTGATTCTGATTTTCCATTAATAATAATTGATGATTATTACAGTGAAGAAGAAATAAGTTTAATTTGGCAAGAATTAAATTTTATTCTTAAACCAACTGCTTGGCATTTGGGTTCTGACTGTGAATCTGGATCAGCATTAGATGAATTTGGTGTACCATTAAAAAGTAACTATTCTTTATTTTTAGATCATGTTTTTTCTGATAGAAATTTTTCTAATATTTTAAAAGTAAATAGAAAACTTTTTAATTATTGGGATGATATTATATCAGAAAATAATAGTTGGTTTTTTAAAAATTTTAATTGTATTGCCGATTTCACAATGTTGTCATATTATGAAGATAAAGACTATTATGATTTTCATCGTGACGATGCTTGTATAACATCTTTAACTTGGATTTACAAAACACCTAGAAAATTTTCTGGTGGAGATCTTTATTTTGAAGACGAACGTATGATCGATGTGATGAACAATAGAACAGTAATATTTCCATCTATGATGAAACATAAGGTTAGTTGTATTTCTATGAATACAGATGATGTGAACAAAAAACTGGGCAGATTTTGTATCACTCAATTTTTACACGCTAATAATTTTTGAATAACAATGAAAATTAATCTTTGGTATTGTGAAACGATGAAACAATGGCGTTGGTCTCTTACTGATGATCATCGTCCTATTGTTAGACAAGAATCTGGTCAGCAACCATTTTTGCGTGATGCTATGGAAGACATAGCAATTACTGTGGAATATATGATGAACTGTATACAATCTTAAAAACAATGGGGTGTAGCTCAACGGCAGAGCTATCGGCTGTTAACCGATCGGTTGCAGGTTCGAATCCCGCCGCCCCAGTTGGCGATACTGCCAAGAACCAACCCTTCCGTGTGACTTTAAAACCCCCCCTAAGGGGGTTTTATTGTTTATAAATATTCCTAAGAAGACAAAGTAACCTTAGGTTTGAGTAATTATGGCTCTTACAAGACTTGATAATCTCTATTCAAGCAAGACTGGAAAGTATCTATATGTATCGCCAGACGATTTTAATGCTACTGACGAGTTAGACAATAGGGGAAATTCTCCACTACGTCCTTTTAAGACAATTCAAAGGGCATTTATTGAGGTAGCACGTTACTCATATCTTCCTGGTAAGGATAATGATCGTTTTGACCAGTTTAGCATCATGTTGATGCCTGGTGATCATTACATTGACAATAGACCAGGATTAGTTGATTTTGATGCTCAGGGCAGACAGCGTTATTATGATGCTCAAAATTTAATTACTCTTAATAGACAAGAGATTATTGACAGAGCATATGCTCAGATAGCTATTGAATACAATGAAGTTGCTTGGGGTAATAATTGGGTTCTTCCTGGTGATGAGGTAACACAAGATAAGAACAGATACTACGATTCGTATCGTTTAATTCAAAAAAATAAAACTTTCATTCAAGATAAAGCATTAGCTGAAGTTGCTATTCAATACCCAGATTTTTATTTTCCTGGAGATCCTTCTACAGATAATAATTATCGTTTTGCTGATGCTTATCGTTTAATTCAACAAAATAAGCAAGAAATTGTTGATACTGCCTGGGCACAAACAGTTGCTTCTTATCCAGTAGCTGCTCCCACACAAACCAAGTGTAAGCGTGATCTAGGTTATTTTGTAGATGCTATTTCTTTGGATGTATTTACCAGAGGTAATAGATATTCTAGAGAATTTACCTTACAATATTTTAATAACGGAACTCCAATTAATGATGGATTAGTTGGTGAAGAAACACAATCAGTATTTGCTTTTGAAAAAGCAAGAGACTTGATGAATTCTGCTTTGACAAATCAATTAAGCATAAGAGATTTGACAATTACCCCTGATCCAGTGACTGGATCTAATGTAGATGATAATTCTTGTGCTAACGTTAGGTTGTCTGTAAATACATTAGTTGGTATTGTAACTAATGCTATTAGTAATGGATCTATTGCTGGATTACCTGATCCTATTAATGATGGTACTTTCTTAACAGGAGAAAATTTCTGTAGAAGAGATATCGGATATTTTATAGATGCTATTTCTTTAGATATTGTTTTAGGAGAAGGAAATAGATACACTAGAAAGTTCCTACAAAACTATTTTAATGCTGCTGGAACTTCTTGGATATCACAAGGTCTTCAAGGAGAAGAAAGTCAATCTTTAGTTGCTTTCTCAAAAGCAGCAGACATGATGAAACAAGCTGTTACTAATCAGCTTTACTATAAAGATTATACTTTAACTCCAGATCCTACTACTGGTTCGAATATCGATCCAGCATCTTGTGCTAATGTACGCACATCAATTGATACTCTGGCATCATTAGTTTCTTCTATTATTACAGAAGGAAACTTAACAAATCTTCCTCCAGAAACATTTGCTGATGTAACTCCTGGAGAAGAAATTTGTAAAAGAGATTTAGGATATATTATTGATGCTGTAGCTTCTGATTTGGCAAATGGAGGAAACGCTAATATTATTGCTTCCACCAAGTCATATTTTACTAAATCTGGTGTACCGATTTCTAATGGATTAGTTGGAGAAACTGCTCAATCTGTGGTTGCTTTTAATGCTGCCAGAGATATGATGAAAAAGGCAGTTACAAATCAGTTGTATTCAAAAGATTTAACTCTTTCTACTGGTCCAGCTGATTATGACGAAGGTGGAGCAATCATTACATATGGACCTTCAGGAAATGCTGCTACATGTACTGATGTTCAAACTAATATTGATACCTTAGTTGCTATTTTAACTGAAACTATTACTGCTGGTAATTTAGACGAACTTGCTGATATTCAAGTTACAGGAACAATTCCAGTATTTAATTATAGTAAAGCACTTGAGGAGTGGCAAGATAATTCTGTATTAGATCTTTCTAATCCAGATAACGTTCTTTATAAGTTCAATGCTTCTACTGGTGGTGCTATTGTACCTAGAGGTTGTTCTTTAATTGGTTATGACCTTCGTAGAACTATTGTTCGTCCTCTTTATGTTCCAGATCCTGCCGATGGTACACAAGGAAGAACATCAATCTTTAATTTAACTGGTGGTTGCTATATTTGGCAATTTACGATTAAAGATGGAGATTTGTCATCAAATTCTCCTCTATTTGATACTGATGATAATGTAGGTAAAGTTTACTTCCAGAAAGGTAACGTTTCTCAACTTGCTGTTCCAGAGTATTCTCACCATAAAATCTGCATCATGGAATATGCAGAAAATGAAGAACTGGATCGTTACTATCAGAAAGTAGCAAGAGCATTTGCTCTATTCCAACCAACTATTGATGATGGAGATTTTGAACCACTACCACAAGAAAATAGAATTGTTGGTCCTCTTTCTGATACAAGAAGCATTGTCAATATTAAGTTAGTTACTAACGAAAATCCAGAGAAGACTACCGTAAGAGTTACTACAAAAATTGCTCACGGATATTTTAAAGATCAGTATGTTGCCATTATTGATAATGGTCTTAGTGATCTTTTAAATGGTACATTTAAAGTTACTGGAACGAATATTGGAGGAAATCCTAAAGTATTTGAGTATGTAGTTAATTCTACTACTGCTATTCTGGGATTAGACATTACAACAGATGGATATAGCACAGGAACAACTCCTTCATTAAGCATTAACGCTCGTTCACAGGCAGAAATTGATTCCGTTGAGTCTGCTTCTCCATATGTCTTTAACTGTTCAATTCGTTCTACTTGGGGTATTTGTGGAATGTGGGCGGATGGTGCCAAATCAACTGGTTTCCGCTCAATGGTTGTTGCCCAGTACACTGGTGTATCTCTACAGAAGGACGATAGGGCATTCATTCGTTATGATGAATTTACTAACACTTGGAATCAGGCATCACTGACTGATGCTTTTGCTACAGTACCTTACCACACCAAAGGAGATGCTTACTGGAAGGATGATTGGAGAAACTTCCACATCCGTGCTTCTAATGATGCTTTCATTCAGTGTGTATCTGTATTCGCTGTAGGTTTCCATGATCACTTTTTGATGGAGTCTGGTGGTGATATGTCTATCACCAACTCTAACTCTAACTTCGGTAATACTTCACTTCATGCCACTGGATTTAAAGGATTTGCCTTTAACCAAGACAAAGGTGGTTATATTACTGATATTATTCCAGTTAAAGAAATTGATGATAGTGCTTTCAATGAAAATACATTAAAGTACTATTCACTTGCTTTACAACCAACAAAACTTGACTCTAATAATACTAAGTTGTATTATGGTGCTGACAATGCTTCAGATCCTTTCACAAAACCAACTACTACCATTGAAGGATATAGATTAGGTGCTAAGAGCGATGAAAAGATTTATTTGAAACTTAAGTCAACAACTGGCGCTACTGAAGAATATAATTGTACACTAGAACCATCAGGATTTAAGAGATATACTGTATCTTTGGACACTTTGAATCCAGATGGTATTTCTATTGATAATCTTGCCCAGGATGCTGCTAATAGAGTAGAAGATAATAAGTTATTCATTCAGCAAGAAGCATACGGTTATATTACCGAGAAGTATCCAGATCTTTTAACTAATACTAATATTACTATTTCCAAGTGTCAACGAGATATTGGTTATTTTGTAGATGCTGTTGTTCAAGATTTGAGATTGGGTGGAAATATTAATACTATTCAAGCCGCCGAAGGATACTATGTAGGTGGTCAACTTGCTTATATTCCAAATGAATTGAATGAAACAATTGAAGCACTTGACTATGTGAAAAATCTTTGTATCTCAGCAATGAGAAATTTTGATTACTTAGTTAGAAATTGCTCTACTAATGCTGGATCGGCTATTATTGATATTGGTGATACTAGTGGTATTCTTGTTGGAATGAAAGTAACACAATATGCTTATAATACTACTAATTTCACTGATGGAAGATTAAATCCTGGAGCAGTAGAAGTTACAAGCAATGCTGCTATTCCTTCTAATGTTTATGTTAAGAGGATTGTTGATGCTACTCAAATAGAAATTGGTACTCAAGGCAGCAAATTAAACAGCGGCACACCAGTAAATGCTCTTACAACTACTAGTGGTGGTACATATCTCTACTTTGAATTGCCTAAGACAGGATCATTGACTGATAGTGAAAATAATTTACAGGGTGTATGGGCAGCACAGTTTGCCACAAAAGATCCTTCTATCATTCAAGATACCAGCACCTGGGATGGAACAGATAAAGGTTATCCAGAGTGTAATAATATTGAAACTACTATTCAGGGATATTTTAGTAATGTCAATCTAATTTTAAATCAAGGACTAACTCCTTTAAGTGGTAGATATATTGATGCTTCAAATTTAATTACATCAAATAAACAACTTATTGCTGAAGTTGCTGTTGCTAGAATGTTACAACAATACCCAGGATTCTCTGTTCCTGGTGGTAACCAAAATTGTATTGATGATGTTCTACAAGTTATTGATGCTTTAGCATTTAACATTAAGTATGGATCTAACAGCAAAATCTACGAAGCTGCCTTGATTTATGCTACTCAACCATCTTTATTAGTTGGTGAAAGAGAGCAATCTGTCTATGTTTACAACCAAGTAGCACTCATGGCTATCGAAGCCATGAGAAACGAACCTATTACTATTATTGGATCTTCATTAGAACAATATACAGATCTTTCAATTATTGTTGATCCTTCAAGTCCAACCTGTGCTAATATTGCTTCTAATATTAACACATTGATGGGAATAATTGTTCAATCAATTGGCACAGAAGAAATTCCTGGTAATTTAACTGGAATTACAAAAACAACTCCTCAATTTACAAATATTATTAGGGTAGAACCAACATTAGATACTGCTAACCTTGCCACTAGATCGACGATATTCACAGTTAATACTGGTGGTGGCACATCGAATCCACATAACTTCGAAACAGGAACTCCAGTAAAACTTGTTCCTAGAGCAAAAGCAGGAACAAATCCAGATAAGAGAGTTATTAGACTTCCTAGAGGATTTGATACTAACACAATTTATTATGTAATTGCCCCAGGAAGAGGAACATATCCAGAAGATTATTCAGATTCTACTAAATATCCAAATATTTTTGGTCCTACTTCATCAACTAAGTTGATGCTTGCTAGCACAAAAGAGAATGCTGCTTCTGGCATTTACATCTATTCGTCAGAAACTGATGCTGTTGATCCAAATGTTGAAATTGAATTACAGCAATATACGCTAGATTCTACATATGATCTACACCAATATACATGTAATTTCCAAAATCAGATAACTGATGAAATCAAGACAGATGTTCCTCACATCTTTGATGTTCCAGGAAATATCAATCAAGTACAAAGAATATTCTTCAGAACATTTGGAGATCCTAATGATTCTGAATTGCCACAAATTACAGTTAATAGCGTAAGTCAACCAGTAGAAACTGACCAATACTATTATGCTAGATACGTTTCTTCTAAATCTTTTAGCGTTCACACTTCAGCAGCAGAAGCTTTAGCTGGAACACCTAGAGTTACATTTACTTCTGGATATGGTAAAAATTTCTATGTATTTGCTGATAAGAGAGTAAGTCCAGTTAGATTTGATGTGGCAGCACAAACTGTTGACACAACTACAAATATTGCTACAACTGGTTTATGGTATATTAATGTTAAAGACGAAACAACAGAACAGTATAATATCATTAGAAGATTACATGAACTTGGATCAACATTAAAGGATGAGAGAAGTAAAAATACTTTCTATAGAAGACTTACTGATGAAAGAGAAGCTAATGATAGAATTTATAGATTACGTTATGTAATCCCAGAATATGCTGATGGTGTACGTGATCCCCTTAATGGATTTGTCATCAAAGCAAGAACTGACGAAACAAGAAAACTATTACCACAGCGTATTGTACTTAAGAAAGTTGCTAGTGGTAGTCCAAATATTGCTTATTTTGAGACACAAATACCAAATCCAACGGGTGGTACAATTACTCAGCAATTAGGTTTAACTGCCGATGAATTAAATGATAATTTTGATTATGATCCATACAAATTAAGTCAAACAAAACAAATTACTAGTGATAAAACATCTAGTAAGATTGCCTTTACAATTCAGTCTGCTAGAAAAGTTAATATTAGTGGATCTGATTTGCTAGAATTAACGGTATTTGATCACACTATTACCAATGATGCTCTTAAAAATGATAAGTTTACTACTGTAAAAATTAGTGCTCCTCAAGGAGGATCATTTAGAGTTAACTCTTCTACAACTACTGATTTAAGTAGAATTACTTGGTCTGGTTATTCAGTAGGTGGTGGATGGTTACAGGGGTACTTTAATATTGAAGAAACTGGTGAGCATTATTTAATTATCAAGAATATTGATGACAATAAGAATATTAATTACAATTCTCTTGTTAATACAAGATTCTCTCAACCAGTACTTGATGCTAATAACAATCCAGTATTTGATGGAAACGGAAATCCTGTATTGATTTATGCTGATTTACTAGCAAAAGAGAATAGTGTTGGAAGCAATAATAATTCATTAAGTAAGTCTGCTAAAAAAGATTACCTTTACAGCAATAAGGATGCTAATGTCTTAACAGTAACTCCTGGTGACATTATTGAAGATGATGATAGTGTACAATATAGAGTTATTTCTGTTGAAGATGCTGGAGAAATTGAAGATACTTTCTATATCTTTGACATTGATGAGATTCAAAGAAGAATTCCAAATCAGCAGCAAGGTATTTACTACTTGACTTGTATCAAGGGTAATATTTCCCCATATCCAACTGGTCCAGGTGTTGGAGAGAACTTTAGAAATTATAGATTCTCTCAACCGATTTCACAATTATATCCACTCAACTACAAAAATGATCCACTTTGGTTCCAGATTGAACAGGATGGAAGCAGAAATACATCAATTAAAGATACTCCTGCTACTGTTTGTGCTGCTAACAACTATGTACATGGACTTGTAACTACAAACGATTCTAAAAACAGCGAAACAAAAGAAGTTATTTTTGATCTAGTTGAAAATCCAGCTTTATCACGTTATGAATATATTGACACTCCAATTTCAGCACAAGAAGGAAATGCTCTTTCTGGGTCTGAAGATAGAAAAATTGCTATTTGTGGTGATTCTCCATATCCAACTGAGCGTAAACTTTATGTTGAACTACGTAGACCATCTATTGCTCGTTCTGGTAACCATACTTTCGAATATCTAGGTTTTGGTCCTGGTAACTACTCAACTGGTTTCCCACTCCGCCAAGAAGTTGTTCTTTCCGACATTCAAGACTTCTATGCTCAATCGAAGAAAGAAGATGGTGGTATTGTATTCTATACAGGTCTAAACTCTAATGGTGATCTTTACATTGGTAACCGTAAGATCAATGCTATTACAGGTGAAGAAACTTTCTTAGAGCAAGCAGTTTTAGTTGATTCTGCTGATGAAACTGGTGATATTGGCGGTCTTGTAACTACATTTGAACTACCTGTAGTATTTGAAAAAGATATTACAGTAGATGGTAATGCTAACTTTAACAATCCTGTTACAATTAATGTTGAAGCAAATGAACCAAATGCTCTAACAGTAGTATCTAATGTTTCTTCTACTGCTGGAGATGATTTAGCACTAGATAGTCAATCATTTGATTTAAGCACCATTCCTTCCAATGGTAATATTGTACTACATAAGAATCAACTTTGGGCTGGTGTTTTCAATTTAAATCCAAGAGGAAATACTCTACTCAGTGGTCAAGACTATAGCATTAGAACTCATGTAGATCAAACTGATGGCAATACACCATCGAATCATACACCAAATCAGGAATTAAGTACTCTAGGATTTGCTGTACAATTTGGTCTTTCATCACCAAAACCAGGAGATATTTTATTAAAGGGTAGAGAAGTAGGATCTACTGGATCTTTAGGTTGGATTTATTCTAATTATTATGCTGATATTAGTTCTAATGTATTTACTGTAACTGCTCTAGGTAATACTTCGGTTAGGTTTGACTTACAACCTGGAGTATTAACTACAGATGCTGCTGTAAATATTGTGGTTGGATCGGTATTAAGAATTGCTGGTTTGACTGGAAGATTTACTAATGTAAATGGTATTAGAGCAGTAACTGCTAAAACATCTACTAGCTTTACTGTAATCTGTCCGTTTGTTATTACTACAAGTCCCAATGACCCAACTGTGGTTACTGGTTCTACTATAGAAATTTCTAGAAATGCTTGGAAAGAAACAGGTATTTTAGGTGGAGAAGCACTTAGAACAAATACTGATAATTGGGGTGACTTTAGATTAGGTATTAACACACTTGCTAGAGCACAGCACGGCGCTGGTGGAGATCAAGTAAACGGATTTGTTTCGAGTGCTGTTCAACCTAGAGCAAATCTAGATGTTGTGGGTACAGTATTCATTAGTGGTAAAACTCTTTCAACGTCTCCAAATAATTTCATTTCTAACACAGCACTTGCTGCTAGAACATTTAATTCTGAAGATAATGCTTTACTGATTGGTGGTGATAGCACAACTCCAAATAGTGCTGCTACTATTCGTGTTATGACCACAAATAGTGGTAGATTCGGTATCAATACGACAAATAATGGCACTTTATCGACTGATCTTGACAGAACATTTGTTGTTGTTGGAAATGCTAGAATTACCGAAGATACTAAATTACAATCAAATCTTGAAGTTAACGGCGGTACTTTAAGTACAAGTTCTACATTCTTTAATTTAATACCAACAAATGCTCTTTCTGTCAATGCTTTTGACGTTGCTACTAGCTTAAACATTGCTAGCGTTACCACATCAGCACAGACAATTAACTTCGGTAATATTGCTGCCACTTCAACTATAAATCTCGGTGCTTTTAGTCAGACTGGTACTTTAAACATTCATTCTGCTGGCACATCTTCAATTGTTAATCTTGGAACGGCTGATAATACATCAGCAACTTCAACTAGCGTAGTCAGAATTGGTGGTGGTTATGCTAAAAATAGTAACAGTTTAGAAAATGGTAGTATCTTAAAAGTCTATAATAGATATGCTGAATTTGATGGTGATATTGCTTTTGGTAGAGGACTAACAAACTCTACTGGTATTGCTAGAATTCAATCTAACGCTGCTCAAGTTGATTTCTTAACTCTAACTACATCTAAGGCAAATATTGCTACATCTGCTGCTACTGTTAATATTGGCGCTTTGGGTGGAACAACAACCATTCAAAACTCATTATTAGTTCTCGCCAATACTCAGATGAATGGCGATACTACCTTAGCAGGTGGTTTAAATTCTGGTCAGTTCCAGCTAAGAAGAGGTTCATTTGGTGTTTCTACACAAACTCATAATGCTGGAAACAACACAACTAACTTTAATATTGATCTGTTTAAGAGACAAGTCATTAATAAGACAATTGATACTGAAGGATTAGCAGCATATGGTAATACTACTTGGAGAGTCGATCCTACCAACCAAGAGATATATTATTTGCCACTAGGAGAAACAGCAACTTCTCTAGAATATGAAGTTGGAGCTTATCTACTTATCGACAGATCTGTACAAGTTCTTGGACAAAATACAACTTTATCTCCAGTTGGTGAGCAATACAGCGAACTTGTTGAAATCGTTGAAATTACTAATATCAATAACGTTTCTGGTCCACCATCACTAAGATTGAAAGTTAAGAGAGCAAGAAATCAATTAACTTCTAGTGGAGGAATGGTAACTGATGGCACTGCTCCTAGTGGATATAAGTTCTTAAGACATGATCACCCAGATAATGCTGTACTTGTTAGATATAACCTTTCTAGAAATGTTAGCTATTTAACTACTACATTAAGTGCTCCTATTAATGGAACACTCCAAAACGCCACTACTGGTACATTTAGTGGAACTGTAACGATTGGTGACATCTTCAGATTATCTCCAAATGCTGAAGGATTCTTAGGAGAATTGACATATGTAAATGGGGTTACAGAAACATCTATTCAGCGATTTGTTGTTAATGATGGTGGAGCTCCAGCAACAGAACTATTTGTGGTTGAATCTACAACTGGTAATACTAGTATTTACGGAACTACAACTGCTTATAAAACAATTACATTATCTGGTTCTACGACTACAGGTGTAGATAAGTTAGTAGTTACTGATGGCACTTCTGGATCAAATAATGCTAAATTTATTGTCGAAAGTTCTAATGGAGATACCTTCTTACAAGGTAATCTAAATGTTGGTGGTCAGTCATTTGATAAATTTGTTGTAACTGGTTCTACAGGAAACACTTTAATGAAGGGTGGTAATTTAACGATTACTGCCAGCGATGGAACTACAAATAGATTAACACTACAAAATTCAACTGGTAATCTAACAATTAGTGGAACTTTAACTTCAAATGGTACAGGAGAAAACGTTTTCAGCGGTGATATAAGACTTACTGGTGGTGATCTTACTGTCAATAAGTTAGTAACAAATGGCGGCGTAACTACAGAAACTAACATATTTAAAGTTAATAATACTGGCGCTATTGATTTTGCTGGACAATCTGGATTCTTTACTCCTACTGGTGCTAGAAAGTGGGTTTATGCTGGTGGTGGTGTAGAAATTATCGAAGCTGTTTCTAACGTTAATTACTTTGTTGCTGCTTCCGCTAATACAGTTATCAAGTTGCCAATTGCTCCAACTACTGGAGATATGATTCGAGTTGTAGATGTTGGTGGATTATTAACTTACAATACTTCGTTGAAGTTTAGAGCTCCAACTGGAATTAAAATTCAGGGAGATTCTACCAACTCTGGTGGTTCACCTGATCCAGGATCTACATATAATGGAGGGGAACTAATAGTTCAAACACCAAATGCTGCTCTTGGTTTAATCTTTATTGGAGCTACAAATTATGATGGCACTGCTACTGGTGCCCCTACTACTCAACAAGGTTGGTGGTTAATGGAGATCTAAGATGACATCATACAACATAGTACGTACAGCAGAGGCACAACCAATTGGATCGGTTGTGCCATGGGTGGGAGCATTAACTAAAATTCCAAAAGGTTGGTTACTATGTAATGGAGCAGAATTAAATGCTAATGAATATCCTTTACTGGCAAGAAAATTAAAAGATAGTTATGGTGGAAACGTTAGTGGAACATTTCCGAATTATTCTGGAACTTTCAAATTGCCGACCATAAATCAGAAAGGACTGGCTGATATTTCTGTATCTTATTTTACTTCAAATACATTAGCACAACCAACAATAAATGTAGACACTCCAGCAGCTGCTGCTGTTGTGAGTCAATATATTGGAGATGAAGGAGATTTAGGTCCACCACAGACTGTATATGCCAGAACAGATTTAAATTTTAGTTATACTCCAGATCCTGATGGTATTATCACCACATTTACATACACTGGAACTGCTCCAACAGCTACTACTACAACTCTTTATAGTAATATTGCTGCTACTACAACTACAGGGAATGGTACTGGAGCATTTTTTAATGTAGTTAAAAATACCAACCAAACATATACGGTTATTTTAAAACAAAAAGGATCTGGATATGCTGTTGGAAATACTTTGACCATTCCTTTTAATTTAATTGGCGGTTCTTCTAGTGCTAATAATATTACTATTACTGTAACTGGAATTGGTAATGGATTTTTCCAAGGATTAATTAAACATACTGATGGCACTAATTTAAGATTTACTCCAGGTTTTGATATTACGCCAGTCTATATTGTTCCTAGAAAATTAGGTAGACAACATTTCCCTCAGCATTTACATCCAGGATCTTATTATACAACTAATAAAAATGATGCTGCTGACGCTCCTGGTAGTGGGGTTGGAGTTTTTGAAAATGCTCAAGTCACAATTGGTGATTATGCTTACTGTTTATATAACATTTATGGTATTTTTTGCCAAAGAAAAGATTCTGAATGTGGAACAAATGGACACCTAGATGGATACAATGAATGGGGACAATCAAAATCTACTGGAAGAGTTACTATTAGTTCTCCTTTTGAAACTGGAGTTGGTAGATATGCTCTGGGATCTGTCGCTGGAACTTTGCCAGCAAGAACTCATACACCATTATATACAGCATCATCTGGTCATGGTATAGGTAAAAACTGGTTTACTGATGCTATAAAATTGAGAGATGGTAATAATAATGTTAGCTCTGGTAGCAATGCTTTAGCAACATTAATTGCTGATGGAAAGATACGAGAAGGAACTTATATACCTTTTTCCGATGATAAAGCTTTGAATTACTATATAAATTATGATGATGGTTTAGCTGGTGGATTGGGTAGTGATTTAACACAGGCTCCACAAAAAGTTCTTTTTAATACATCAGCAACTAGTTTTACTAAAACAACTAGAACTAATTTGACAGTACTTGATGTAATTCAACCACATGATCACCAAGGATCTATGAATATTACTTATAATAACGGTAGTTTGTTTATTCCAGAGTCAATTACTGCTAGTGTAGTTCCAAATTTAACTCCAGATAACGTGCCTTCGGCATTTCAAATTATATTTACTATACCAACAGCTTCATTAGCTATCACTAATCTAATCAGGGCATTCTAGAATGGCAAAGTATTATACTAACGAAAAAGCAAAGTTTGGTGGTACTACAGGAACTATCCTACCTTTTACTAGACAATTACCAGCAACAAATCTTCCCGATCAAGGATCGTGGAAAACATATCTTCCAGCTGGATTTTTACGATGTGATGGAGCAATTTATAAAGCAGATTTATTTCCTGTATTAGCATCTGTAATTGGTGTTGGAACAAGTTGTAGATTTGCTAAAATAACTTCTGGGGCAGGCGCAATAGCAGCAGATGAAATACAATTACCTGACTTAGGATCAAAATATATTAGATGTTCAAATGCTTCTGGACAATATTTAAATCTTACTACTGCTCAAGATACGTCACTACAAAAAGTTGGAATTGAGACCGAAGTTGATAGTTTAGTCGGGGATCAAGTGACGATCACTTATTCTGGAGAATTTGAACTTTCTGGAGCGACACAAATAAAATTTAATGGTAATCCATTTTTTTCTGGAGACAATAGTGGATATACTCCGAGTGACTTTTTAACAGAAGATAACTTTCAGGCTCACGGACATGATGCTGATGTTGGTGTGTTTACATATCTTGGTAAATGGAAAGACAGTGGTTGGGAAGAAAATGGTGGATCTGGTGCTAGCACAGGAAAAACAGAAGGTTCTAACAACTTAGTTACTATAAGTGCTCCTTCAAATGCTTCTAATAATCCTAGTCATAACCACCAAATAGTTTTTCCAACAGCAACTCAGTTAAAATCTAATACTACTTTTAATTTTCAATATCTTGATAATCAAATTATAGATCCCAATGGACTTGAAACAACAATTAGTTTGTCTGTCGAAAATGTTCTAAAACTTGATAATGCTTCTATGCCATACATAATAATGGAATATATTATAAAAATTTAAAAAATATGATGATACCAGAAGGAACTAGAAACGGAAATATCGATTTACTACAGAAAATTTATTACGCTACTACGCCGTTTAATCTTATTTTAAATCGTTATTTTCAAAAATGTGGAGATAACAAATTAAATGATTATCTAGATAAATTAGCGAAGGAGTTGGTTGAATCTCACAATATTACTTCCCAAGATGTAATTAATCAAATTGAAAAAGAATATTCTGAGTATTTAATACAGAAAAATAATAATGTCATCAATTAATTTTAATCAAACATATACATCAAATGCTACTATCACCATTCCTTCTGATGCTTTCAATATATCATTAGTTGTTGCTGGAGGATCTGGTGGAGGTGGTGGATCTGATTCAAATGGTAGTGGCGGTGGTGGTGGATCTGCTAGACGAGGATATTTTACTCTTCCTAATTACGTTTCTAGGACATTAACTTTACAACCAGGCGGCGCTGGTGAAGGTGGTCCAGGATGTTTTGGTAGAGGAACTAATCGTAGTAGTGGTAGTATTTCTGGTGGTCGAGGTGGATCTGCCAGCGGTTGTTCTGGATCGGGTGGTGGTGGTGGAGGTGGATCTGGCGTATATGATTCTACCGTAAATGGATATATCATTGTCGCTGGTGGCGGTGGCGGTGGTGGTGGCGGAGCATGGAATCGTAGCGGCGGCGGCGGTGGATCTTCTGGTGGATTTTCTAATGTGGGTGGTATTGGTGCTAGCGGAGGTGGCGATGGCAATGGAGCCTCCTGTGGTGATGGATCTGGAGGTGGTGGTGGCGGCGGTGGTGCTGGAGGTGGTAGTGGTGGCGGCGGTGGTTGTGATAATGGTGGATCAGCTTCGGGTGGCGGTGCTGGAGGAAGTCAATATAGAGCTGCTCAAACTACTTTAACTGGTCAAGATAGTTATAATGGTGGTGGATATATTACAGTTTCATATACTGCTATTACACCAGTAATAACTACTTTTACTTACGATCCAATACCACAAACTAGTGGAACTGTTGGGGTGCCAGACAACACAGTTAAACTTATATGGCAAGTTTCTGATGCTGCTTACATACGAATATATGATGGAGCAACTCTCATTCATCAAGATACTAATCTCAATAGTTTTAAAACTGGTGTGAATACAGGATTACAATCAGTAACTGGTACAAATTCTCCAGCATCAAAAACTTATACATTGATAGCATATGCTTCTTCATCTGTTACTCCTACTATAACTACATCAACAACCGTTACGGTACAAGTTTACAACGACAACACACCAAATACATATACTATACCAAGTACTGCTGAACTTCAGACTACTGGAGTTTCATATCCTTTAAATCAATTAGAACCTAATTCATCAAAATATATTGTTAGTATAGGTCCAATAACTGGTATTGACATGATTGTTAAGGCAGAATCTTTCACTTCTGGTGTAGACCTTTCTGTAAATAAAGTTAATTGGTCAAATGTTATCTATCCAACAATTAACCAATATGTTTATATTAGATTTTTTGCTAATTCATATCTTACTGATTCAAATGGATTTGGGATAACTAATCCGAGATTAATTGAATTCTCAATTGGGTCTACGAACTCTAGTTTTTATGCTACTACTAGAGCTCCAGATACATCAGAAACATTTGATTTTGGTGATGATACAAATGATTATCCATATCCAGATATTGATCAAATGTCTAATACACCAAGTCAATATATAGTAAGTCCGACAACTGTTACTATTGATGATGTTGATGTAGACGTTGAAATTAAAGTAGATAATCCTGATGCTCAAATAAGAGTTAAACAACAGGGAGAAACTACATTTGGATCTTGGCAAACACCTAGAGGAATATAAACATGGGATTTAAATCAATACCTTATTCAACTACAGTTTGTGGAAGTAATTGTGAAAACTGTGGAGCTATATCTTTAAGTGCTCCTAATGATGCTACATATTCTACAACTTTTACTTCAGTAAATTTTGCTAGTTATGGCACACCAAATGGTTCTTGTGGATCATATAGTTATGGTGGATGCCATGCTGGATCTTCATTTGGTGTAGTTTCTAATGCTTTCATTGGCAAAACTTCGGGATCTGTTAATCCATCAAATGGAACTTTTGGCGATCCTTGTGTAGGAACTTATAAGAGACTTTATATTCAATTAACTGCTAGTGGCACTCAGCAAGTATTTGTTCCTGTACCAGTAATTAATACTTTTACTGCTTCCCCGAATCCTCAAAATAGTAGTGGAGGTTCTCCTCTTTATACAACAACATTAACTTGGACAACTACAAATGGTAGTGGAGGAAGTGCCACTATAACTAGTGGATCTGGTGAAACGTGGAATGTTAGTTCGTTGGGTGGTAATTTAAATATTACTAATTTACCACAATCAACAACTGGAACTACTTCTCCTGCTACTAGAACATATACTCTTACAGTAAAAAATGAAATAAATGAGTCTGTAACTTCAACTATTACAGTTTCTGCTTATAATGATAATGTTTGTAATGATTATACTGTTCAGTCTCAATTAAATAAAGAACCAAATACAACATATCAATGGACTGTTGGGCCTATTAGCGGAATTGATATGCCAACATATGTTCAAGCATCTTCTGGATGTGAATTATCATTAACTGCTACTAGCTGGTCTAATAATATCTTTATTACTAATAATCAGTCATTTTTTGTGAGATCTACTACATTAGCATTTAATACTGATCCAAATGGTCTTGTTAATACTAAAAATCTTTATATTGATATTGGTCCAGTGAGAAGATATTTTGATGTACAAACTCGAGCTCCAAATATAAATGAAATATTTGACTATGGAGATTCTACTACTGTATTCCCATATCCAGATATTGATCAAATTTCTAATAGTCCTACACCTTATATTACTAGTCCTACTACTTTGACAGTTGATAATGTTGAATTAGCAACTCCAGAAGGAACCGAAATGGTTTCTAATAATTCAGAAACACAAGTTAGAATTAAAACTTTTGGTAATTCATCTTTTGGTAGTTGGGTATATTTAAGACAGGGATTTTTGACCATCTCATTTGGATCTATAACTGCTAGAAGTGGTCTTGTTACAAATACAACTCCCACACAATTTAATACCAGAAATTCTGGAACTCTAAATTCAATTAATACAACAGCATAATGCCTAGTCAAGATTTTACTTACGGTGGTGATAACACTGGCAACAATCAAACTCAATATACTTGGACTGCTCCTTTTGCTTGTAAAAATGTAACTGCTACTTGTATTGGTGGTGGTGGATCTGGATATAAAGATAAAAATGGTGACGAGGATGGAACTGGTGGAGGTGGTGGTGGATTTGCCAGAGCAACTAGAACTATTCCTGGTGGAACAAATATTACGATAAGAGTTGGATCTGGAGGTGCTCAACCTGGGAATAATAATTCAAATCCAGGAAAAAGAACTAGTGTAATTGGGGGAAATCTTAGTTTATATGCTGATGGCGGTAACGGAGGAACAGATAATAATGGTGGTGTTGCTGGTGGTGGTGGATCTATTTCAGGATCTGCTCCTGGCGACATCTATAATAATGGTGGTGTTGGTAGAGATGATGACAGCACAAAAGAAGGTGGCGGCGCTGGAAATGAAAATAATAATTCTGGATATTGTGGATCAAATACTGGAGGTGCAGGAACAAATTTAGCTGGTAGTAGTAATGGGTGTCCAGGGGGGAGAAATGGTAGATTTTATGGGGGCGGAGGTGCTGGTAACAACAATGGTGGAGAAGCTGGTGCAGGCGCGGATGGAGCGGCAAGACTTGTGTGGGATTATTACGCTCCTGTAATAGACTTTTTTACTGCCAGTACACAAACTAGTGGAACTACAGGTGTTCCTAGTGATGAAATTACATTCACATGGTCAACACAATATGCTGATAGTTTGAGTATCAATCAAGGAGTAGGAAGTGTTACTAATTTAACAACAAAAACTATTAATTCTGGATTGCAATCCGTAGTTGGTACAAATTCTCCAGCATCAAAAACTTATACTTTAACTGCCACTGGTCCAGGTGGAACAATTACTAGCAATGCTACGGCATATGTATATAATGATAATACTCCGACTAGTTGTAGCGCCCCTTCTACAACTACTAGTGGTGTTTCTTTAACAAATTTAGAACCAAATACAACTTATTCTGTCTTTGTTTCTGCTATACAAGGAATTGATATGACAACAGCAGTTACAGCAGTATCTTCTGGATTGCAAGTTTCAAAAAATAATAGCAATTTTTCTCAAGTTGTTTACATTACAAATAGTCAAGGTTTTTGGTTGAGATTTACATCAGACCCTTTTAATACAGATCCATCTGGATTGAAAACTTCTCCTAAAGTTTTGAGTTATACCGTAGGAACATGTAGTAGTTCAATAACTATAAGAACTAGAGCACCTGATGTAGAAGAAACTTTTGATTTCGGTGACAATTCTGGTGCTTATCCGTATCCAGATATTGATCAGGTATCCAATACACCTAATCAGTATTTGTCTAGTCCTACTTCAGTTACTGTTGATGATGTAGACATATCAGTTGAAATTAAAACCGATAATTCTGATGCTCAAATTAGAATCAAACCACAAGGTTCTGCTGCTTTTGGTAATTGGCAATCTACAAGAAGTATTTGAAAATAATCTAAATATTATAAAATATAATAGAAATATGACTTTACCAATAAGTGGAACTTATAATGGAGGTTCTGTTGATCCAGAAACTGGCGAACTTCCTACTGATTTAAATTATCCTGAAAACCCAGAACTTACAACAATCGAAGAACAATTTCAAGAAGATTTTCGTAAACTTATGGTTGTTGCTACACCACAAAATTTTATTTTTGCTAATTATTTTGCTGATAGAGGTGATACACGAATAAAAGATAAAATTGTATCTGTAGTCTCTACATTTATAAAAACTTATAAAATGACTCCAGAAACTATTATCAATGATATTGATATGGCTTTACAAATGAATTATTATACACAAGATGAAGACTTACAAGAATTAATCTATAATGAAGCTATGAAAGAAATAGAGGGAGAAGTATAATGGAAAGTGCTTTTAGAGATTTTGATGCTTATAAAAAAGAAGCAGTTCAGCGAATGAAAACATGTATACAATGTGATAAGTTTAGATCATTAACAAAACAATGTTCCGTTTGTAATTGTTTTATGCCAGCAAAAGTTTTAGTTCCAGGTTTAAATTGTCCAGAAGGTAAATGGTAACTAATGTCTACTACCAACGTATCTAATACATACACATCCAATCAAAATCAAATTACTATTCCTGATAACACCTCAAATGTTACTGTGACAGTGAGAGGAGCTCGAGGTGGAAATGGTGGAAATTATAGTGGAATTGGTTTTTATGGTAAGGGAAGAACAGGATCATTCACTTTTATCAACAATTTTGTACAAAGAAATTTAAAACTTGTTGTTGGTGGTGTAGGATCTGATGGTTCTAGTCCAGGTGGTGGCAATGGGGGCACTAGTACTGTTGCTATTGGTGGAACTGGCGGGTCTGGATCGTATACATATTCTTACGATTGCTCCTATCCTAGTATTTGTACTTGTCCGACATGTTGTGGTAAACCTTGTAGTAACTCTGCTCCTTGTAGTGGTGGATATGTTAGTGGTTCAGGATGTGCTGAAGGTGGAAATAGATGGATTTGTCCACAGACATGTTTTGCCACTGTAAATACTGGTGGTGGCGGAGGCGGTGGTGGAGCATCCGCTGTTATTAATAACTCAACATCTACCAATCTAATTGTCGCTGGCGGCGGTGGTGGTGGTGGCGGTGGTGCTGGACTTGGAAACGGATCAGATGGAGGATCGTGGTCAACTACCGTAACTCCAGTTTCTTCTGGATCTAATGGATCAAATAGAGGATCTAATGGCGGAACAGGCGGCGGCGGTGGTGGTGTAGGCGGAACTAGCGCAGCTGCTTTCGCTGGAGGTAGTTCAGGATACAATAGTAGTGTTTTAACTTTAAATTCATCTACGGTATGGGAAACTGCTCCAGAAATAAACATTTCCTACGTATCATATACGCCAGTAATAAATTCATTTTATTATACACCAGATCCACAAACAAGTGGAATTAATGGCAATCCGACAGATCAAGTTACGCTAGGATGGTCAACAAGTGATGTATCTAGTGTTTCAATCAATCAAGGAGTTGGAACAGTAAACACTAGTGGATCAGTATTAGTCAGCACTGGATTACAATCAACAGCTGGAACTACTTCTCCAGCAACAAAATCTTACACATTAACTGCTTGTGCTGGATCTACATGTGTAAATTCTACGATTACTGTGGCTGTTTATAATGATAATACCCCAAATACAATTACTATACCTACAACAACTACTTCTGGAGCATCTTTAAATAATTTAGCAGCAGACACTGTATATCAAATACTTATTGGACCAGTAACTGGTATTGATATGATTACGGCAGTGAATTGTAGTCAATCTGCTGGATTGGATGCTACTTTAAATGGCACTTCTTTTTCTGCTATTCAATATATTTCAAACAATCAAAGTGTTTATTTAAGATTTACTTCTCAACCTTTCAATTCAGATCCAGCTGGATTGACAAATTCAAGAACTTATAATTTTACTATTGGTACTTATTCTGGTAGTTTTACCGCTATTACAAGAGCACCTGATGTAAACGAAACATTTGATTTTGGGGATAGTAATACAAATTTTCCGTATCCAGAAATTGATCAATCTGTAATTTCTCCAACTCAATATCTCACCAGTCCAACAACTGTTGTAATTGATGATACAGAAATTCCTGTGGAAATTAAAACTAATCAGTCCGATAGTCAGATTAGAATTAAACCTTTAGGAGCACAAACGTTTGGTAGTTGGCAAAGTACTAGGAGTATTTAAAGTATGAGTCAGACAAACGTATCCAATACTTATACAAGCAGTACTAGTATTTCTATCCCATCGAATGCTGGAAATATACAACTTACTGTAGCAAGTGGTAGAGGTGGTACTGGTGGTACTGATGGAGCAACTGCTGGGGGTAGTTTTGGAAATGGTAGAGTAGGTGTATTTAAATACATAACAGAATTTACTGCTAGAACACCAACTTTATACGTTGGTGCTATTGGATCAAATGGTGGAAATAATTCATACGGTGGTGGAGGCGCTGCTGGTGGATCTAGTAGTCTTGGTAGTGGAGGTAGAGGAGGTAATACAGGTACTCAAGCAGCGGGTGATGATGATCCAGGATACTCTGGAGGAGGAGGTGGTGGTGGAGGTGCCACTGGCGTTACAAATAATAGTGGATCTACAATTCTTCTCGCTGGAGGCGGAGGAGGCGGCGGTGGTGGGTCTTGGGATAGATTAGGTGGTCCTGGCGGGGATGCTGGTGGATTTTCTGCTGTTGGATCTATATCACCAGGCAATGGTGCTCAAGGAACAGATGCAACTACTGACGGTGGAGGCGGCGGCGGCGGTGGTGGCGGAGCTCCAGGCGGTGGTGGTGGTGGCCGAGGAAGAGATCAAAATTTTAGTTCGGGTGGCGGTGGAGGCGGCGGTAGCGCATATGTTTCTAGTGTTTTACAATATGTGGGTAGTGACGGTCCATTTCAAAACACTCCATATATTAATGTTTCATATACTTTATTCACGCCAGTAATAAATTCATTTTATTATACTCCAGCTCCACAAACTAGTGGAACATTAGGCAATCCTACTAAAACAGTTACATTAGGATGGTCTACTACTGATGCTGTGACAAGTGTTTCAATTAATCAAGGAGTTGGGTCAGTAAATGTTAGTGGTTCAATTGATGTTGACACTGGATTACAATCAGTAGCAGGTAGTAATTCTCCAGCAACTAAATCATATACATTAACTGCTTGTGCTGGAACAGTTTGTGTTACTTCAACTATAACTGTACAAGTATATAATGATAATACTCCAAATTCATTTTCAATTCCTACCACCACTACTTCTGGGGTTTCTTTAAATAACTTAGAACCAGATACTACATATCAAATACTTATTGGACCGATACAAGGCATTGATATGATTACAGCAGTTAATTGTATTTCTGCTGGATTAGATGCTACATTGAATCAAGTAAATTATGGCAGTACTAGATATATTTCAAATGGTCAGAATGTTTATTTAAGATTTACTTCTCAACCTTTCAATTCGGATCCATCTGGTTTGACAAATTCTAGAACTTATAATTTTAGTATTGGAACAGTATCATCATCTTTTACTGCTAGAACTAGAGCACCTGATGTAAACGAAACATTTGATTTTGGAGACAATACAACATATTTTCCTTATCCAGATATTGATCAAATTGCTAATACTCCAGTACAATACACTGAAAGTAATACAACAATTACTGTCGATGATGTTGAGATAGATGTGGAAATTAAAACAAATACTCCAGATGCTCAAATTCGAGTTAAGCAAGCAGGAACTTCTACATTTGGATCATGGTTAAATACTAGAGAGATATAATAAATATTTAAAAAAATGGAACTAGAAACCAAAACATTTGTTAGTCATATAATTTTTTCGGCGGTAAATTGTCAAGCAACAGTTTATACAGATACAGTGACAACTAATAAAGAAACTGGTAATGTATTGAATACAAATACTTCAATAGTTACATATAAAAGAGCTGGTAAATACACAACAACTGATATTAATGGTAATGAAGTTGAACTAGAATTTCCAGAGCAAGATATTTCTGGAGAACCTGAATTTATTCAAAACCTCATTAGACATTATTGGGATACTTACGAAGGAAACGTGGCATGAAAAAAGAAAAAATTAATTTTATAGACGATAATAATCTTTCTATTAATGATAGTTACTATACCTCAGCTATGGTAAAAATGAATCACATAAAAAAGAAAGATAAAGTAGAAATAAAGGCATCAGAACCTATTCAGGTCAGAATTAATGGCGGAGAATGGGTTGATATAAGATCTATTGAAGAAGCATAAATACTAAAAACTGTAGTGAAATCTATCAATGCCATTTAGTAGCACGCCAGTATATGTTGGTGCTGGAGATCAGGTAGAAATTAGATACCCAACCCCAGTAACGTGGAATACATCTGTAACAATTCAAGTACAAATAGGTACAGGAACAGATCCTACTGGAGTTACGTTAGGTACTAGATTACCAGATTCTCAGCCAGCTGCTTTTACTTTTACTGATAATAGTGGATCTACAAATGCCACGGCAACTCTTCCTGCAGATTTCACTAGCACATTTCAAAAAAATACTACATACTATTCTGCCCCAATAACTGTAAGTGGATTAGAATTAAGAGTTCCTATTTCTATTGCTACTTCTGGATCTGGACCAAAAGGATCTTATCCAAATCTTTCGACAGCTGGTTTTTCAATTAATGGTGGTCCATATATTACCACTGCTACTCAATCTGTTACTGTTACTGGCAATACTACAAATGGTAGTAGGGATATTACAAATGTAAGTAGCACTGCTAATTTAGTTGTTGGTAGATATATTTCCAGTACAAATATTTCTGGTGAAATTTTAAGTATTGCTGGAACTACTGTAACATTAACAAATAGAGCGACTGCTACTTCTACTGCTCATACTCTAACACAATATTTTACTGTAACTAACAATGATACAGTAAGATTAAGAATTCAAACTGAAAATTGGTACACTACAAATAGTAATGTAACTCTTACTATATCTGATAATTATTGGGGAGCTGGTAATGCTCGTTCCGATACGTGGAGTATCACTACAAGAGCTCAAGCACAGCAAATTTCTACTCTAACATCAGCAACATTTACTGATTATGTTGATGTTGGACCGACAGAATTTAATGGATATAAGACACAGAATATTACTATATCTGGTATTGATAATGATGCTGTATTGAGAGCAACCTCAACTACTGATTTACAAATATCAAAAGATGGCACTAATTGGTCACAATCATTAACACAATTAAAATTAGGTGATACATTATATACTCGATTGAGGATTGGAAACGGATATACTACAAAAACAACGGGTAGTCTTACTGTTTTTGCTCAAGGTGGAGATACTGCTACAATTAGTGGTCAATCTTATGAAAATAATAATTCAGGTACTTATGGATCGGGAACTTATGCTGTAACACAAACTTTAGGCACTACTTCTGATTCTTGGCAGATATGGACAGAAGTTGATAGATATCCTAATTCAGTAAATTTTGCTCCAATTTACACTAATACAGATTCTTTACCTTTATCTTCTGTTAGTTCGGGTGGAAGTGGATATACTGTAAATAGTGTTTATCCAACAGTAAATACTACACATCCAACAGCTGTTGGATTGACTGTAAAGGTATTACAAGTTAACAGTTTAACTGGTGCTATTGAAGCTGTTGAAACAGTGGAAAGAGGAACTGGACCATATGCAATTGATGATATATTGACTGTTACTGGTGGTACAACTACAGCATCATTAAAACTAATACAATATCGATTAGTCAATGTTTCTTCTACAAATACATTAAATAATGCTGAAATTGGAGTAACTTATTATTCTGATATTAATATTAGTGGATTGGGAACAGAATATACCACAGGAACTTATAGTGATCTAGAAGTACCTCTTTCTACAAGAACAACTAGTTATACATTACCATTTACAGTCCCAGCATCTATTAGCGGACAAACTGTACAAATGAGTTGCAATGTCACTCAAGGTGCTGGTTTAATTAGGAAAAATGGATCTGGAACTTGGGGAACTAGTGTATATGTACAAAATGGTGATGTTGTAACTATTAAACAAACTGCTTCTTCAAGTTATAATACTACTTTATCAAGTCAAATAACACTTCAAGGTCCTCCATCTGCTGGACCAAATGGTAACCCAACTGCTGGACCTTCAGATCCTTCATTTGCAAATCAAACCGCTACAATTACAATTAAGACAAGAAATGCCAGAACAAGTCCATATCCTTTTAGAGCTGAGCATGTCTATCAAGCTGATTTAGGTACTCAATATATTAGATCTGTACCAATTCAAGGTCTGGATTTAACTACTGATGCTGCTATTCTTACTCAAACTTTTGGCGCTAATGCCCAACTTAGTCTAGATGGAACAAATTGGTCTTCATTAATTGCTACTGTTCCTGCCAGCACAACACAGATTTATGTACGAGTAACTTCTTCTACAAGTAATTATACAACACAAACTGTTACATATCGTGTGGGACAAACTCAAGATACTATTAGAGTTACTACTAAAAAGCAATCATATACATATCAAAATTTCAATCCAGCTGGTTCATATTATGAATTCCAAGTTCCTTCTTGGGCAAATACATTAGATTTCTACTTAATGGGTGCTGGAGGTGGAAATGGTGGTAACGATTATCCAAATAGTTTTGGTGGTAGAGGTGGAAATGGAAATATATTTTATGGAGTAATGAATTTAGAAGCTGTTACTTGGCCTGATCCTACAAATAAAATACTTAGAATATTCTCTCCTCAGCGAGGAAATAATGGGGTTAATTTTAGTAAGGGTGCTGCTGGCGGAACAGGTGGATTTGGTTATGCTACAGGTGGAGCAGGTGGTGCTACTTATTCTGGAGAATATTCTGGATCTGGTGGTGGCGGTGGCGGTGCTGCTGCTATTACGTTAGCTAACGGAACTCTTCTTGCTTTAGCTGGTGGAGGAGCAGGTGGTGGTGGCGCTGGTGATGATACAGTTATTCAAAAACCATCACAAAATGGTAATAATGCTGGAACTGGACCTGTAAAAATAGATAGTTTAACTGGGTTGAATTTAACTGGTCCTGCTGGAGCTAGTGCTACTGTATCTGGCGGCGGTGGTGCAGGTGGTGCTGGCGGTGGTTTTGGAACAGCGGGAACATTAAATACGAGTTTAGTTGACGAATTTAGTGGGGTAATTGCTACAGTTGACTTGGATGCTAATGGTGGTATCGGTGGTGGATCTTATTACAATTCATCCATTGTTACAGTAGCTGCCACTCCAGATAATTTAGGAGCAGGAACTAATTTAGATGGATATGTTACTGTTGGATGGCCACCACAAGATTTTACTCCAGATTCATTTTCTTTTACTGGAGTAACTAATGCTAATCCAAGTGTACAATATACTAGCGATTATGTACAAATAACTGGAATTACTGGTGAAGTTCCAGTTAGCGTTACCAGTAATGGATTTTCTCAAGCAGTGAGAGTATGTACTGGACAGGGAACTGGGTGTGGGTCATGGAGTCAAGGGGGAGTTGTAAAAAATAATGAATATATTCAGTTGAGAATGACTACAGGTGATTCTTATTTTACTGTGTATACACTAACTATTACTGTTGGTACTGTAACTCAATATTGGACTGTAGAGACTGGTTCAGTTCCAGATGATGTTCCAAATACTTTTACTATACCAAACTTAAATAATCAACCAATTAATACTTTAGTAGATAGTGATATTGTACAAATCACAGGTATTAATACTTCCGTTCCAATTACAGCTGGTAATGGAGCTTTAATTTCTATCTGTAATGGAACAACATGTGATACTTTTTCTGCTTCGCCAAGAACAATTACTAATGGTCAAGGATTTAAGCTAAGGATATTAACATCATCTTCTTATTCTGCTCAGGTTTCATCTTTAGTCACGGTAGGTAGTTCTGCTTCACAAACTTGGACCGTTGCTACTGGTGTTCAACCAGACAACACACCCACTTCATTTAGTTTTATCGATTTAAGTAATAGAAATTTAAATACCACTTATTATAGTAATAGTGTAACTATTCAAAATGTTGATGATACTATTCCGTTTAGTATAACGAATACTAGTGGTCAAACTGGCACATTACCTACCATTGTTTTAAATGACGTAGATACTGGATTATCCAGCACTACAGTATCTCTCTATGATGTTATAAAATTAAAATATACTACATCAAATGTAGTTGGAGAATCGAAAACATGGAATATTGCCGCTGGTGATTATTCCACTACATGGACTGTTACAAATGCTGGCGTATTTGGAACATCTCCAACTCCATTTTTATTCCCAACTGTTATTGCTACAGCAGTAAGTACAAACACAAATAGTAATACTATTACTGTAGCTGGATTAGGGACTACAGTTGGAGCATATGCTACTAATGGTGCTTTAATAAGCAAAAATGGTTCTGCTTTTAACCAATATACTTCTGCTTTACCAATATTGGTTAGCAATGGTGATACTCTTACTATTAGATTATTGTCTAGTGGTATAGCAGGATTTTCTGTTAGTTCGAATGTGACGGTTGGTTCTTATACAACTACGTTTACCGTTGTCAGTCCAGCACCAACACCAGATCCAATATTGGGACAATGGTATAGCAGTTTGAATATGGTACAAGTTGCTGGTGGTAATGAAATTAAATTTGAAACCAAGATGGATGGTCTTCCTATTGGAGCAATAATGCCTATATTCAAAGATGTTAGTTATAATGATAACTGGGGCAACTTAAATGGCAAAGCTGATTCTAGATATCCAGGATGGATTTTGTGTGATGGATCATACGTAAGTCCTACTGATTATCCTTTGCTGTATAGTATTATTGGAACTACATATGGTGCAAATGTTGGTGGTGAGTTTAGACTACCAGACATGAGGAATAAAAAAGTTGTTGGTACTGGTCCTGTAGATGGCAATGCTTCGTCATCTCCAGCTTTAATTCCTGATTATGGTCCAGCAAAATCTAGTGCTAATAAGTCAAATACAATTCCTGGATCTCATGGTGGATTATGGTATATTGATCAAATAGCAGTTCCTAGTGCTCAATCAATTCCACAGGTAGAAACTCCTGGCACTGGATTAACTGCTTTAGAAAGTGACTATTTTGTTATTGGAACTATAGCAACCACAGGATATACTGATGTTACTGGTCAAGTAGAATTTACTACTGGTGGTCAAATTTCTGCTGCTATTCAAACAAAACAGGCAAAATTAACAGAAGTTCCATCACATACACATTTATTAGTATCTGGACAACCAGATCCAACAACTGGAGGAACTGGATCAAAAGGTATTATTTACTGGAATGGTAATGGAGGTAGAACTAGTGCTTTTAGTTCAGGTATTACTTTAGGAGGATCTCCAACAAACTCTTCTGCCTCATGTCCAGTTAATATCTGGGGTTATATGGTTAAACCTTCATCATCTGTGAATGGTTTTGCTAACTCTGTAGCATTAACTGATGAAAATACTATTTTAAGTCAATTAGATACAAGCACAGTATGGTTAAAAACTGCCGAACCATGGGCTCCTTCAACAAGTGGATGTTTGACATATGGACCTCCAGGTTATAATGGAACTCATATTACAGCAGTTTGGGATCAAGTTGCTTATCAGCAAACCAATATTGGTAATATTGGCGACACAAATTATAATGAAATTAATTCTTATATCAATTTAACTACTACACCATTTACGACTTCAGTTGGCAATGTTTCTGCTGGTGGTGGTATATACAAATTTGTCGCTGCCATTGATATTCCTGGAAGAAGTGTGAGTGTTGTACAATGGAATCCTACAACTAAAAATAATCACAACCATTATCTATCTTTAAGTCCAATCACTAATATTAACACTACATTCAGCTATGGAAACGTAGATGAACATGGAACGGCATATACTGGAACTCCTTCAACAACTTCGGTTACTATTATTAAAACAGCTGCTGATCTTGGAATTGAAGTACTTCCTGGTAAATTTACATTAAATGCTAATAAACAATTAATTCCTACTCCTAGTTTATCACCTCAACAAAAAGTTCCATTGATGACGGCATATACTTGGGTTAAGTGGTTAATCAAAGCATACTAAAATAAATAGTAAAAAAACGATAACAATGAGCAAACCTGTTTTTAATCCTGAAGATTTTGTCTTTCAGAAGTTGGAATTGCCAGAAGATAATCCAACTTTGATAGAGTATGATGCAAAAGCAAGATTGATTTATGTGAGGGTAGTAAATCCTGCCACTAAGGAATATGAATACCAGGCAGTTCATTTAAATGATACTGTAAATAAAAATTTGTTGGAATATTTACCTGATGAGTGGACAAATGAAAATGATAGAATTATATTATTTGCTGTACATCAAAATGGGAAAGTTATCTTAGAAAAAGAAAAACTAAAATATAATTTTGAAACCAAAGAAACATATTGGGTAAATTATTCGTATAAGAATTTCACTCAGGAAAATGCTAAAGAACTTTTTGAGGCTTTAAAAGCAGCAGTATTTGTTCACAATACAAACGAAGAGATTAAACAATATGAGCAATTAGTTTCTATTGCTAGAAAACAAGAGTTTTTGGATAGTATGTACTTAGATATTCTTTCTACATCAGAAAGAATGCTTAGAGAAACTGATTGGAGAATTCTACCAGATGCTCCAGAATCATTTCCTGGAGAAAAAGATTTGTGGATTAAATGGAGAGAATTTGTTAGAAATTCTCCAAAAAAACCAGAAGATTTCGAAGAAGAGATTGATTTTTTAATTTATAAAGAAGATTTTAAATGGCCTATTAACCCTGAAGAATATAAATTACAATATCCAAATAATGATGGATCTAATTATCTAGAAACTCCAGATCAATTTGTTCCTTATGAAACTCATTTAAACACTTCTTCAGCAATGAGTAAAGTTGACGCTAAACTGAAAGTAGCACTTAACGAATATGTAAGAGCAAAAGAAGGTGGTGTTCCCATTCCAAAACAATTATATGATGTGATTGAAAAGTATTCTTTACTAAATGATATTGAAGATTTCCCTAAATTCACTGTAGGAGAAGAATAATGATAGCAAGAGATTTTATTGAATTTATTATGAATGTCACAGAAAGATTGGATACAACTGTGATGATTATTAGAACCACAGGTCCAGATGCTGCTGAGGATGCCGAAAAACTAAATCAGATTTACTCAGTTTATAAATCTAATTTTGATTCTGATAGAGTTGATTTCTTTGATAAATTCATGTATAATGAATTTACATTCTTAGAATTTGATAGTGAAGAAGATGCTTATCAGTTTGGATTAGAAAATTTTCCTCAAAATAAAAGTGGAGATCCAGACTATTTTGTTCAGTTTTTTATTTTTAGTAGTGGATGTTTGGCATATGCTAATGATTCTTTAAACGGATATTCATATTTGATACCGTCACCACAACCAGTTGAATAACTGTCACAGGGGTCTTGACTGACCCCTTTTTTTATGCCATACTATGTGTATTGAAATTCGTATTCTTTATGTTGCTTCGACCCCATCAACAGCGTGGTTGTGCTGCTATGGAGCAGCATAACATTGGTCAACTTGTCATGCCCACTGGTGCTGGTAAGACTCCCACCATGATTTTTGACTGTAAGCGTATCTTTGATACGGTGAATGCTGCCACTATTGTCGTGGTTGCTCCCCGCATTTTGCTTGCTGAGCAACTGTCTGCTGAATTTCTTGAGCATATTACTAATGCTTCGGTTCTTCATGTTCACAGTGGTGAAACTCATCACTTCAGCACGACTCGTCCTAATGTCATTAATCAGTGGGTGGAGAGTCATAACTCCTACAACAAACTGATTTTCACAACTTATAACTCCCTCTCTCGGGTACAGCAGTCTGGTGTAGATGTCCACACTATCTACTTCGATGAGGCACACAATTCTGTAAAACGTAACTTCTTTCCTGCCACAGAATACTTTTCTGCCGCTGCTGATCGTTGTTACTTCTTTACTGCTACCCCCAAGCATTCTAATACCTTTGCTAAACCTGGCATGAATGATGCCGATGTGTATGGTAAAGTAATCTGTGATGTTCCTGCCCCAGAAATGGTTGAGCAAGGTTATATCCTTCCTCCCACTGTTGTCCCTTATATCGTTGACTACGAACGTCTCAAGGGTGATCTTGCTTGTAACACTGATCACGTCACTCTCATCAACATGATTGACGAGATGGATGCTGATGTCAATCACAAGATTCTTGTGGCAGTTCCTAGCAGCAAGGTTATGTGGAATCTGTTGTCTCAAACTACTGCTATTCAAGATCTGCAAGATCGTGGATTTGATGTTCTTCACATCACTAGCAAGTATGGTGCTTGGGTCAACAGTGACAAGGTTGATCGTGAGGTATTCTTTGACACTTTTAATCTGTGGGGCAAAGATCCTAATCGTAAATTTGTAATTTTCCACTATAGCATTCTTGCTGAGGGTATCAACGTTCATGGTCTCACCCACACCATTCTTCTTCGTACTCTCGATGTGATCGAGATGGCACAGACTATCGGTAGGGTTATCCGTCTTAACAAAGATGACGCTGCTGACCTCTCCAGTGGTAAGATTGCTGCTGGCAACTTCTCCATGTATCGTAAACCCACTGGTTTCGTGACTGTTCCTGTCTTCAAGAACTACGGTCAGCGTACTATTCAACGTCTCCAGAATCTGGTTGATACTATTTTCGTTCAAGGCAAACCCGCTATTTCTGTTGTTAACCGATGACTAAACTCACCCGTAAAATTGACTACAAAGACCAACTGTTGACATACAAACAGTTGGAAGGTGTCGTTGCTCGTAAGCATATTCTCGCTGGTCCTGCCAGTGAAATTATCAAACAAGCAAAAATCCACGATTTCAGTTGGGGATCAGCACAGCAGGCGTATTCTACCTTTAGGACTGATGAGCGAGCAGATATTCGTAAATCTGGTCAGCAGTTGAGGCAGGGTTACTGGAATCCAGAAATTCAATCTATTGATGCTCCTGGCGTCAATCCTACCAATTCTAGGGGCATTTTCATTACTCAAATGTATCTAAACCAAGATCGTTGTTGTGCTTACACAGGTGATGGTCCCTACCATATTTTAGATTTTCAGGTGGAACATATTGATCCTAATGGTGGAGATCGACCAGATAATATGGTGCTGGTACTAGCTAATGTGAATGAAAATAAAAAGCAATCTGTTGAAAACTTTTTGGAACGTTGCCAATATCGATATGATATGGGAGAACGTGAGTATACCAAATGGTATAAGGATATGAAAGATGCTGTGAAACGAGGTCACAAAAAGAAATCTGTGATTCTTTCTATGGAAGATGACGAACTACGAACATATTGGGAAACACGTTCAACTACAAAGTACGACAAATATGTGTGGAGAAATATTGGTATGTCATCTCTTAGTGAGTTTCGTATTCATGTGAAAACGGGACAGGATCGTGCTGGCGGTACACAAGGTAATTATGTGGATATTCTGAGCACTATTGCTGCTGAATATTTGTTTGGTGATCCTGATCTAGCACGGGAGATCTACGAATCTGCCAGACTCTTTCGTAGCACTTATTTGAATGGAAAGATTCAACGTGATGTCTATGCCCTTCTTAACACAGAGATCATAGAGTTGTCAAATCACATCTATCCAGGTTATAATAGAGAAAAGTTCATCCGTAACGTCACTCGTAACAACTATTCATGGCCTCATCTAAACTAACTGACCATTCCCTGTATCGCTACGCTGGTGGTAAGAACAGGATGAAAAAAGATCTAATTCAGATCATTCGTGATGTGAATCCTGGCATCACTGAGATCGTGTCTCCATTCATGGGAGGAGGATCCACAGAGATGCTGCTGGCGTCTCAGGGCGTCAAGGTACAGGCATATGACATCTTTCGACCCCTTGCCGACTTCTGGGAGATTGTGACCGCTGGAGGCGCTCCTGGCATCGCTGACGAGGTTACCAAGCACTTCCCCTTGATTGATAGCGATCACTACAAATCTTTCCTTCCGTTGTTAGATAGTGAGGATAAGTTCACCCGAGCATGGTCATTTTACATTGCAATTAAGGGTTCGTACTCAGGTAAGATCGGATGTTCCACTGTTAAATCTAGAGCAGAGTTCAGAATTGCTGGAATCGATAAACTTAGGAATTTTCACAACCCCAACCTGTCGTTTGCCTACGGCAGTTGCTTCGACACCATCCCGAAGCACGAAAATGACTTTTTATACCTGGATCCTCCATATTATGAGACTGTTAGCCACTATTATGGCAAAGATGGTGCTCTCCACAAATCATTTGATCATGAACAGTTTTGTGATACCTTGAAGCATCATAAAGGTGGGTTCGTGATGTCTTATGACAACAGTGATGCTGTTCGTGAATTGTACCAGGGATGGACTGAATTTAGGTATTTAACATTTCCTTATCAAATGTCTGGCACCAAACGGTACGAAAAAACTGAGTTGGTGATTGTCAAGCATCCCAAACATCCGACACAAAAACCAAAATCCGTGCTAGAATCGTTTCTAGTTGAGGTCTAAATATGTATGAAGATTTAACTGCTTTTGAGCGAGCACTTGCTCGCTTTGGAGATAAAGTTCAATATGTCATAGGTCTTGAAATCACTAACAGGATGAATCCTGAAGATGCTTATCAAGAAATTAAAACTATGATGAAAGAACTTAAAAAACTTCGTAAAAAAGAAAAAGATGATTGGGAATTAGAAGAATGACAACATACTACTATGCCATCTTTATTATTTTTGCTGTATTAGCATACATGATTGTGGTGGATCCTAATGTTGGCAAATTTATTGAATTGATGGGAAAAATGGTAGTTGTCAATATTAAACGATTTTATTATCTTGCTGCTTATCATCCAAATAATAAAATAGCGGCATGGATAATGGAAAGAAAAATTAATAGAATGGCAAGTCAATTACAAAAAGAACTACAAAATGACTCATTACGACAAACTGATTGATTCTATTGTTGATGAAATCTACTATGTGTGGACTGAAATTTCCAGTTGGAATGAAGATGATCAAGAGACTGCAAAAGAAGCAGCTCATCGTATTCTTCAGCATGTAGAAGAGTTTCAAACTGTTCGTACTAAAGTTTCACAATGGAGAGCAAGTGACTAATTCTAAATTTCCACACGAGTCTTTTCCAATTCGACTAGATATTAAAAACGAAAATAGGGTATGTTGGTTTAAGCATGAAGATCATTTGAATAAACTTATTGAACGAGAAAATCTTAATCCTAAAAATTATGAAGTATCCACGAATGGTGTGGCGCTGGTGGGCAAAGGCACTGGGACAAAAAGCAGGAAAAAACGACAAGGAAGCTGATCAAGTTGCTATTGTTCGTACATTAATTTTTATCACTTATCTTCTCACTAACTGCTTTATTGTCGCTGGTGTAATTCGTCACTGGAATGACAAACAAACTATTAACATTGAAATCTATGAAACTCCAAAATACTCAGAAGTCTTACACTCAGAAGGATGGAACAATCTGGGAATGGGAAGAAACACCCGAATTGAAGGCGTATATAGCACAGCAGAAATCAGTAATCGTAATGGAGAATTTGAATGAACCCCCAAAACGAGCATCCTGAGATTGCAGAACACGAATGGTATGATGATGCCTTCCGTGTATATAAAACAAAATATGGTTTGTGGCACAGTGCAGCAAAAGACGGTGAAGAACTAGTTACTGCTATGACTGAGCAACAATGTATTGATGGCACACGATTCTATCTAAAAGGTAGACAAGAAGGATGGGATGCTGAAACCAGTAGAGTAATGAACGATGGCAAAGTCGGTGGAAAACTCTAAAGATTACCCATACCATGAGCTAGACCCAACTACGCCATGGTATGAGTTTTTGATGTATTGTGAGATTTGTCATCAGTTGGGAGTTAAAGACCAGCCTAAACTTGGTCGATATCATGCGTATCGTAGATACTTAAAATATATGGGAATTATATAATGATTAAAGTTCATTATTGTCCATTAAAACCACCAGAAATTGATGGTTATGATATTGTAAGAGAAGTAGAAACAGAATACCATACATACCAAGAGTGTCCAGTCTGGAAACATAAATTTAATAGAACGTTCGTCGTTAATTCTCCCATACATTTTTCTATATTCGTACAGAATGGGAAACTTGTATATGATATACCAAAACATTTTCCAGTTGTCATTAGTGATGCTACAGAACTAGAATCAAATCATCCAATTATACAATTAAAATTTCCTTTATATTATTTTTGGACTGATGCTGACAATCTTTGGTTTGAAATGTTAGATCATCCAATGTCATCATTAAATAATAACATGTATGTTATTGGTGGATGGTGGAATCTTGCTGATTATCCTAGATCAATAAGTGTTGCTATAAAAATAGTAGATAATAATAAACCAGTAATTATTGAAAAAGGAGATCCTCTGTACAGAGTTAGATTTTATAGTAATAATTTAAATGATGGATTTAAATTAATAAAAAATGAATACATACCACCTAATATACACAAACAAAGAGTATCTAATGATCCCAAAATTGTTGGGTCTCAAGGAATGAATAAACGTTTATTCGAAAATCGTACTTGTCCAATAAAAAAATATTTAAATCTATGAAAACTAAACTTAACTGGTGGGAATATTGGATTGGTCATTGCTGGATGACAGGATGGCAGAGTATGAGAATGACATTTCGTATTTGGACTGACTTGATGACATCCAATTATGATAATTATGCTCTTATGAAAGAAGATGACCCAGAAACAGAATGTATTGAATGGTTCTGGGCAAGTTTGAATGAAGATGATGTATATGATAAAGAGTTTCTTGAGTATCTTCTACAAATGGCAAATGATGTTGAGACTGGTAAGGTCAAAACATATTCATGGGAAGAAATTAAAGGTGAATTTGCTGGTAATTATGAAGGACCATTATACGCCCCCCACCCAGATATAAAAAGAGATGAAACTAATCAAACTGACACATAGAATTGACTATGGACATGACTGGTCTATTCAGTTATTAAACACGAATAAGCATTATCCAAAAATAATTAAAAATTTTTCTTTGTTACAACTATCATTAGGATGGATGGATTATCCATGTGGACCGTATTTACAAATACACATGGGACAAGGAAGATTGTTTGGTTTGATATTTTTTGTTCATAAATTTGCTGTTGATATTGATATTTTAGCACCGACTTGGAATTGGAATCATGGAGAAGAGCGATAAGGATAAGTTATACGTCATATTATTTTTAGTAATCCTTTTCCTGCTTGACATGGGTGTGGTTGCTGGTGTATTATTACATGGTAAAGCAAACTTCCCCGAACTGATCAAACATCTAAAATCATGAGGAAAGTCACTGTAAAACCTAAGAGTAGTAAGGCAAAGAATCGTCTTGCTAACACAATGGAAGGCAATCCTGTCTGTATTGTAGAACAGGATACTGGTGGTGAGTTGTTTCTCGCTGCTGAGAATCGCAAATACTTCTTCTGGGTCAGCACTCGCACTGGCACTAATCGTTTCGGTGATAAAGCTGACGCACACTGGGAGGTGATTGAATGACTTTTCTTATTATTTGGTTTATTCTCAGTATTCCTGCAGCAATCTTAACTGGTAAACTTATTTCTTTACAAGATGATGAAACCTAAAACC